TTAGGGGGAGAGGAGGATTTCTTTCTTCTCGAAACCTTATAAATTATAATTACACTTTTTCAACATCTCCGTTATCATAAACATTAATAGTAGCTACTAGTGTTTTTGGTTTTGGATTTATTGTAATATTAATACTATCTGATGCTTTTGCACCTTTATCATCTGTTACTTCAAGCTTAAAAGTGTATGTTCCTGGTTGAAAATTACCTTGTATTAAAGTAACTAAAGAGGAATCATTTGAGATAATCAATGGAACACCTTGTGTTTGTGTCCATGCAACAGATACTATTTGTCCTTCAAGATCACCTGCACTACCAGCCAATGTAAAAGATGTCAATGGTAATGTAAACTGTAAATCAGCACCAACGTTTACAGTTGGAGGTTGATTAGGAACTTCAATAGGAATATATGGTGCTTCTGCTGGTGGATAAGTTCCTGCTGCATACATAGCCTTTAACTGCTGAGTAGTAATTATTGTTAATGTTGAAGGTGTCACAATTCTTCTGATTGTAGCCACAGAGTGTTCCATATTATTAATATCATCAACAGGTCTAATACCATTTAACAAAAGACCAAATTTACCATATCCACAAGATGACCATTGACCATTTTCTTCCTGAACAAATAATCTAAATCCATAAGAGTTACCTTTAGATATTTTAGTATATTTAATTCCAGGTTTACCAATATTTACAGCTTTAGTGACAATAAGTTGCCAAGCCATATCCCAGTTACTTGTTGCCAGTACTTGTGGGTGTTTCTGACCATTACCCAATTCACCAATTGCAGCATCTCCTACACCTAATAGTTTACTTGTTTCAGTGATCATATGTGTAGTGTTATCACTACTTTCAATAGAAACAATCTTTTCTGTTAATCCCCATGTTGTTTTCAGATTAACTGGAGTTGTAGTTGCACCAGCTAAACCTAAATATCTCGCACCAAAAGTATCACACCATCCATAAGGCTCTCCATTTACAATAGCAATACTGTACATATTTCTACTTGTAGCAATATCAGTAGCTGCTCCTGGCAAGTTTATTTTTACTGGGTTTAATTGAGAAAGCTCTGTTGCTGTTTTCCAAACTCTAGGTGCAGAACACCATGTATAACTATACACATCTCCAGTATCAGTAAGAGCCAATAGATAATGACCAGCTATAACCTTAACAAACTTAACACCTACTGGTGCTTTTAACTCAAGAAAAACAGTAAGATCATTTTTAAACATAGATATTTTACCATCTGTTTTTACTACTGCATGATATTCCCAAATACCTGATGTACTTTCTGCTCCATTAGTAATAGGAACAGTCTTCCAAGTTAAACTGTCTCCAAGAGCAAGATAAACTTGTCCTGATACTCCAATGATTGAAGCCCAGGGATGAGCTGCTCCACCTTTTTTAACTTTTTCTGGCATAGGTATTTTCACTAATACACTATTATCATAAGTAAATAAATCTCCCTTATCGTCTATAAGGTAGTTTGCGTACTCTCCAATTAAGATCTCTTTAAACATAGACTTTATTTTATTTTAATTTGTTTCTATTTTGTGTTCTAAGGGTCGTGTAAAGAAAATATATTTACTTTTACGAAAAAAGAAATACACGCAAGTCTGGTATTCCAACGTCACTTATATTCCCAGATCACCCTCGGAGTAGCGGGAGTGAGGATCGAACTCACGACCTAAAGCTTATGAGGCTTTCGAGCTACCGCTGCTCTACCCCGCTATTTTTTGATTAGGTATCATAGTCCATTTCCAATACCCTATACCTAAACTAATTAACTTGGTAGGGTATGATTCAAAGTAATAATCTCCTATCTTAACTACTTTTCTCATTTTTAATATTTTGCTGACTTCTCATATTGATATATACCAGAAGCTAGTAATTCAATGACTTGTTCTACATCAAACTGAGAATCATGTAATTGTTTCTCCAGTCCTGTAAAGTTAAGTATAAAGTGGAACATTTCATGCAAATATGTCAACTTTATTTCATCTTCAGATACAGCAGCTCCAGATTGCATTTTGGGGTTTATTCCAATTTCATTCTGACCATATCTGGCTTCACCATAAACATTCCTGATTCCTAGTTTCTCAGCATCATAAAATGTCTTAATAACTCTTCCAAACAGATCTATTTGTTTAGGTACTTTTTGATATTGTGGTTTTGGCATTATAAAAGTCCTTTAAACGAATTAAAAATATCATCATTGTCTGTGCTGATTCTTGGGTTTTTGACGATCAATCTTTTCGTATCCTGGGGATAACCGTCCGTTCCATTCGTTATCTTAATTGGGTGTATAACTAATCTATTCATGCTTGGATGATTTTCATCAGGCAACATATCCAAATTCATCAATTTTACTCCAGAAGCATAGATCTCAGTTAACACGTTTATAAATTCCTCTATATCAATATTTGTTGCTGTCATCAAGGTTAATTTAATGGATTAAAGTTCATCTAGCACCACAGCTATTTTAGCTGCTTCCTGGGGTGTCGCTAACGCTGGCCATTTGTCAATAGGGCAGTTAGTATGTAAGCTTCTCACCTTAGCATGGATGTTACACGCACACATAGAGCAGTGTTCATCTGGTCTAAAACTTGAAAAATATTTACCAGGATCAAAGTCTGACTTATCTTTATTTGTTGAGTTTTTAGGACACTCTTTGCAGATGTCATGTCGCATCTGGGCGATCTTTTCAACTTCTTCTTTAACGAAGATACTATTTTTGATTCCTTCGAGTATATGTTTTACATTAAGTTTCATTGGTTAATTGTTTTGTTTTAAACTTTATGTTTTTGATAGTGACAAGGTTCTGAGCTATAATTGTATCCCTTCTTTTATCTACTATCTCTCTTTGTTCTGTGTTCTTATCTGCCAAAGCTACATTCATCCTTTCTAACTTAGCTATCCTCTTTCTGGCTTTCGCTGAAGACATATACAGTGTACCCAAGTTACAGAAATCTATTTCTGATACTTCTGAAGTCTGCTGAGTCATCTTATTAGCTTTACTCCATTGATCTTTTATAATCTTCTCAGTAATGCTTTCCTGTGTAGAAGTAATAACTGCCGTTCTTCTTATGAATAACTCTAATAGATTCTTATTACTTTTCTGAATACCTTCTATGTCGAGAAGCTCTTCTTTAATTTCCATTGACATTTGTCTCCGTTTTAGGTTCTTTAATAGTATCAATATAAAACCTTACCACGAAATCTTTATCAAAATCTATTCTTAACGCTGGATGTACCCTGGTTTTACCTTTATCTTTCACCAGTAATCCAACTTTAGGTTTAAGTAATCTCGCTGTCATATTAGAAACTGTACCAAGAGAGGAATTGAAAAGCTTTACATATTCTTCTTTCGCTGAGGATGAACTAATAGTTCCCCTTAAGTTAATGAATGCCAACAATTCCAGTTCTCGCTTTGCAAGCTTGATGTCATTGATGGCAGAGATAAACTTGAACCAGGTAATTCCCGCTTTGATCTTATCAGTAAAAGACTTTTTGATGGTCTTTACTATCACTTGTGTATCTTCCATATCTCTTTGGTTTCTAAATATTTGAGTTGTCAATTCTCCTTGTAAAAATAATTAAATTATCTACGAGATAAAATCTAACTCATTGATTTCGTGATATTAGTGCTTATAATATAGCATACGTTGTCATCTTCTCTTTAAGTATTCCCATCTTAAGTTGCTTTCCTGGGCCAAAATTCTCTGGATCTGCTTTTGCTGAATCAAAGGCTACTGAGTTCTTAAAGCTGAGTTCTATTCTGGGTGCTACTGTCCAAAATCTTAATACCCAGTTCTTTGGGCCATAAAACAAATATCCATTGTTTTCCGCCATACCTCTGTCTTTTACTTCCTGCCATCCCATCTTCAGGATATTTTCCACTGTAACATACTCTGTACCATCTACTGCCAGAATGATCTTATCCATAAGTTCAGTGGCATCAATAGCTGTTACTTCTCCCATATCTTTAAGAGGATCTGAGTTGTCTACTTTAATTTTTGTTCCTATCATTTTATTGTTTTAAATAGTTTACCATAATTCCAATCAGGATCAGTTTCTTTGCTTTTTTTAAAGATCTCAACAACCTGATCTTCTGTATAAACTTTTTTATTAAAAATCATCGCAAAACCATCTTCATCTTCCAAACGGAAATAGTCATATACTATTCCATCAAACTCTGTGGTTTTTTCTTCAATCCAGATACCATCTACTTGTTTGTGATCTTTGTGAAAATCTCTTAGTCCTTTCCTAATATTTTCAATCTGCTCAGGAGTCATAGTTGGCCATCTGTCTTCTGGTGCTACTTTACTTGGATCTTCTACCATGTAAGAATGTTTTTTCATAATTTGAGTTTAAGTGTAGCTTTCGCTAATAATAGATTTTTAAATTTAACAGTGATCTCTTTTAAGAACAGATCATTTAAACTATTGGTTATTGTTTTTATCTCTCCAGATGCAAGTTTTCTAGTTATATCATGACTTCCATCAGTATTATTCCAATTCAGCATATATCCAATATCAATCAAAAACTGCTCTTTTTCAGCAGTCGTAAACAGCACATCAAGAATCTCTTCAAAAGCTGATTTCTTAGGTTTCAAATAACTCATCAACTCTTTCTCCCAATCCTGGTTATTTATTCCAGTTCTTGATGGACTTGGCCCATACGTCTTAGGAGTTGATGGATATGGATTAGGGAAAAACTTTTTATAATTATCTAACTCAAGAGGTTGTTGATAAGGTTGCTGGTAAGGAAAAACATAATCTCCTGTTTGGACACCAAACTTATCCACAATCTCTTGAGTGGTCATATGGTAAGTTGAGGTTATACTATCTGGTATGCCATTATTGTTAACCACACTAGTCATTGCTTTTAGCTTATCCTGCTTAGATTTATATGTCTGCATTTCTGCAAACCTTAATCTTTCCTTTTGGAGTTCAGCGTCAGTTAGATGCTTTTCAGCTAGTGTTTTCTTCCCAGCAATTAATCCTGGTATATTTAAAGTACTCATCTTCAGCGAATTAAATGCGTTTTTGCATGAATTTTTAATAAATGTTAGCGTATGCTATTATTATGTCCACGTAAAGATATGAATCTTTCAACTTTTTCCCAAAAATTTTTTCTCCCCCAAAAATTTTGATATGTCTATGTAAATGAAGACCACCTCATATACAACACCCTGGGTTGTTGCGTAGCAACATGGGTAGTCGGGTATCTTTGTTTGTAAGCTGACTTATTCAATACAAATAAAGAAACAAATCATTTTAAATAAAAAGCTAATATCATGGCAACAGTAACACAACCTCAAACTAAAGTCCTTGACACAATCAAGTCAAAAGGATTAACAGCTAAACAACTTGAAAGTAAGATAGGCAGGCCATTAGGTTCACCTATTAACGGAAAAGAAGTTGGCAGCACATTCACCGCAACCTTAACAGGTAACATCGAAATCAGGGAATTTCAGGGCAATAAAGGCGCATATTTCACCACTAAGGAAGGATACAGTATCAGGGTGAATGCCTCTTTTGATCCTTCAGTACATAAAGAAGGCGCAGTTATGAACTGTATTTGCCGGGAACTGGTAACTGAAAACAGAAATGTGAAATTCTGTGCTTTTGTAGACTAAAAAGCTGAATATTAACAAGTTATGCCTCCCGACAGGTGTAACTTGTTAATTATTCTATGTTGCTATGATAATAAATATAAAAATTTGATTAGAATTACGACTTATGCTCATGAAATGTTGATTATTAACGACTTATGCCCACTGTTTCATGTGGAACACTGATATATTTAGAATGTTTCACAAGAAATATAAGAGAGATGGTGTGTTATTAATCCTGGTTTTGTTGAGTATTGGATAGTTGTTCTAAAACTGTTCATTTATAAACAATAATAGCTTATGAGAGCATCTACATCTATGGTGGTTAATACTCATGGTGAGCTTGTTATTGGTTCAATGCTTTATGCTCTTAATCCTGATCTTGTATTCAATGAGGATTTAGGACATTGGGTTAATGTTAAGGGAGAATATGATGAGGAGGCTAATGATAAGAGACCAAATAGAGATAAGTATAAGAACTATTGGTTTGTGTTGTTCTTGTTGTTATTATGCTTTGTTGGTCTTGTGTTGCTTTTGAGATATATCTTCAGTAATATTAGCTAGTGTTTAAAGATATTCACTTACCCTTGAAGACTTAAAGCTTTGAATTCATAACAGCTTAAGTTACAACAAATGGCTTGTTTGAAATATAATAAGCCATTTTCAATTGTGTTAATAAATTGTCATATATATGTCTGAATCTAAATCAATCACCACATTTACCACCAACCAGGATATTAAGAATAATAATCCTGAAGATATTGGAGCTTTTGAAGGGCCAAAGAAAGTGCTTGAAATGTTTCATATTTATCATGCTGTTAACAAGAAATATATGTTTCAAGAGGTTGATAAACAGCCTCGTAAATATATAGGTCATGTTATGGCCAATAATATGGATGAAGCTTTTAAGCTTTCACAAAATGAATTCAATCCTGATTATGCCAGTTATAAAGCAAGATCTACCAGTGTTGGTGATCTTATCCAGGATAGTTATGGCTTCTACATGGTTCTTAATAATGGTTTTAAACTCATTTGTCTTGTTGATGATGAAGGAGCTGAATAAAATACTCTAGGACGGGTTCAACAGGGATGACTGAGAGTTATAGCTCTTGGCTTCCCTTTTTATTTAAACTAATACACTCACTATATGCAAAAGGATATTATTAATCTTGTAGGTTTTTGTGCTGTATTTGTAGTAGGTATGATCGTTGGTGTTGGTGTTGGTGCTAATAAGAACAGTCAATCTTTTACAAGTGATTCACAAAGGTATCTCAATGGTTATAAAATTGATTTACCTGAAGAGATTACACGAATGGATACATTATCTGATGATAGTTTAGCTCGTACTAATCTATATGGGGTAATAGATCCAGTTCAGAAAGTTATTTACATTGCTTTTGACCATGTTGATTATTCTAATCAATTCAAAGACTATCAATTAAGTGTTAATATAAAAGGTTTTCATCTGTATGCTGGGCCAAAGTATTTAGGCTTTGGTAAATGGAATGATAAATCAGCACTTGATAGTTTAATATTAATTGATAATCAATAAATTAAGATATTATTCTTTTTTGGATGATAAGTCAGATCTATTTTATATGGCAAGCAATCGTTAGAGTCCATTGATTTCTATCTTTGGACTCATTTTTTAAGCTATGACTAAATCTACATACAATAGATTAAGAGAAGTAAGAGGTATTATGAGTGCAATTGGTTGGTTGTTAATGATTATCAACCTATTTATTGGATTGGTTGCAATAATATTCTCTATCATCAGAAATACTTCTATAATCTCATTTCAACCAACAATGTTGGTCATCTTTTCATTATCAATGTTAATAGGATTACTAGCTTTTGTTGATATGATTATTTATCGTAGAATAAGAGCTTGCAAAGAAATTACTGATTGATCTATAACTATTAACCTTGAGCATGAAACATATTACGTCAGTGGTACTTGGGGCTTACTATGACCAATAGCTATTGAATTAGTTGGCGGATACGGTTCTACCTGTTAAGCTGGCGTAATTTTTATTTATTATAACATATCACAATATTATATCTTGCGTTTGGGGTTTACTCTTATTTATAGGAGTTCTAACGAGCAATAGGTATAATCCTGATGCACTCATTCTCATATAGTTATATATCTTAGAAGAAAAGCTTCCTCCTTCAGGACTCGATGTTAAACTATGCTAAGATATAAAACTACCTAATTAATTCGATGTGCCAAATACTAACAGATAATGCTGAGTGCTAGGCAGTAATTAATCAGCTTTTAAATAAGATGAGATAGTTGTAATATTTAGAAGGGGTTAGTCACAGTATCCCATAAATTAGGACTTATATCGAAATATTACGACTGAGTGCCAAAGGAATAAAAATATTAGGAGATTAAATGGCATCATCCTACACGACATCGTTAAATGGGCGTGGTCTCCAAAATCTTTAATTAATTAGTTATGCTCATAGCGGTAGATGTTCGCAAACATCAATGCTCCATAAACTTATTTATGCTTGTGCAGACCTTAGAGTAATTAATTAATTTAAACTTTAAATAACCCTTATTAGGGAATCATGTGAGATGCTCCGAAGAACTAAAGGATAAACATAATAGTACATATCTGAGTATGAACTATTATGACCTGAGACTAAACTGAGGCAAATACATCTCCAACCAAAGGGTCAATATTAACCTGCTGTATGCTTAAAAACCGATGCAGTTATAGATGTTGACCCATTATTACATAAACAAAACATCATCATAAATTATGAAAAAAGTCTTATTATTGGTACTTGCTATCATATTGGCAGCATTATCAACACTTTTATTTGCACAATCTAATATAGATACTATTGTAAATAAAGGTGATGGAAAAGTAATCATTCTTGACCAAAGACCCAGAGTTATTATTAACAGGCCAATTGCTCCTAAACCTGTTGATCCTGTTATTATTAAGGAGCAACCCATTGTAAATAACTATTACCCAATAGAAAGAGTGATAGAAATATCACAAAAAGATGATAAATATTCCATTGGTAGTTGGTTAGCTGCAATATTATCTGTTGGTTTATTAGCCTGGTTTATTATCTGGTTGTTACAACGTGAAGATAAATGTAATTGTAATCGTCATTCACAATGTAATCACAATCACCCTGTTACACCTGTTGTAAATCATTTCCATGTGGCTGGTGGTAATGCTATAATTGATACATCTAAAAATTTTAATAAATATCAACCTGATCATCATTATCATAAGCATACATATGTACCAGTATTTCCTTTTACTGATAATCCAAAAAAAGAACAGGCCGCAAGTGGAGCAAAAGAAAGTGAAGTAAAATAATAACGATTGTATTTGCTTCAACTCGATATGGGGATTTCATAGTAACCTAACCCCAAATATAGGTACGATTACACTTCAAAATACGAATAGAGTGTGATTTCGTTTAGTAGGATTCTGACGGGAAAAGTACATAAACAACCAAGTTCGTATTATTTGTCTCAAAAGACAGCGCATTTGTATTACGACAATTACTTACCAATTATGACTATATGTGGACTTGCAATAAGCATATATTTATAAGACAAACTACATTTAAAAACAACACACAATAATCATTACTAGTTTTGCGAAATGCAAACAATATACATATTAAAACTATGTGTAATGGCTCAATAGATTAGTAAGGATATATACACCATAACATTAGAATACACATATAATATTAAGCCTGGGATAAAATCTCTATCTTGATATTAATAATTTGTTTCTAATGATGTGTGATCCAAGTACCAGCTTTCCGTTCCTTGTAAGAACCCTCTCATTTGAATCGTAGCTGAAATGCTATGCTCTTATGGGCAATGGGGCTGACCAAGCCATAGGAAAGCTGGTTTTTTAAACTATTTTATTTATTTTATTATATTATTAAAGAATCTTTGGATGGTTCATGGTGGATAGAGTCTGAGAGCTTATGTGTACCACACATGAGTATAACTGTGACATCAGTGAAAGAAGTGGGGGAATGTGAACAGAATATGACGATAGACTACACAACACTCGTCTTAGATCTCTATTTTTAATTAGTAAACAACAATTTTTAACAATAAGTACATTATGAAACAAATCAAAATCCTGGTATTGTTTATTGCATTTACAATATTCAGTGTACAATCAAATGCACAATTTCATATTGGTGGTTTAGCAGGTTACTCCACAAATAAAACTGCAACTGCTGAAGTATCCCTGGGATATGACTTCAAAATTATTGATATACAAGCTGGTATGATTTCACACATTAGCCCTGTCGTTGGAAACGGTACTATATTTAATGTGAGAATTGGCCATACTGTAAATATCAATGATTATTGGAGCATACAACCTGCTGTTGGTGCTGCTCATTATTACAGGAGTAGTGATAATAAAGCACTAAATACAGGTAGTACAATGTACAGCTTATACGCTTACAAAACAATGGAAAGATTTCCTCAAGCCCAATTACAATTTGGTGTTGCCTACGCACAGAAGACAACCATCGTTGGATTAGGTTTACGTTTAAGCCTGGTAAAGAGTGATTTTTGCAGAAGATATTAGTAGCAATAAAGTAGCTGGGTTATAATAAACCTGGCTACTTTATTATTTAATTCACAGTTTATTATATTGATTATGAATAAGTTACTATTACTCATGCTTTTATTCATTAATGATCCTAATACTATTACATGGAATAAAAATAGGAAACTTACATATACAGATTTTGTACAAGTATCTACACCATTACCAAATGGTGCTACTGCTATTACATCAACTGGTATATGGATGAATAAAGATAATAGCAGACCATGTGGATGGAGAGCCTATGCTGTATTTGATAAGAAAGGATCAATGTGGTATATTCATGGCCAAACAAGATTTAAAAAGGAAATACTACAACATGAACAATTACACTTTGATATATCAAATTATATGTCAATAAAGTTAGACAGCATATTAATTAAACTACCTAAAGCATTAACAAAATCAGAGCTTATAAATCTATATAATTCATATAGTTATAAACTTGATTCAATGCAAAAATGGTATGATAAAGCTGTTGATCATTCAAGAGATTCAATATCTCAGGTAAAATGGAATAATTATGTTGCAGAATTATTAAACAAATAGTATATGCAAAAATATAAAGTCCTTTCAGTTGATCCTAGAAATCCAAGCTCTTTAGAAACATTAGGAAAATATTTGGAAGATGGTTATAAAGTAGTACATTCTAGTTCTACAAGAGATTATGTAGTTTATGTATTAGTAATAACTATTACACAAAGATATTAAGATATTGTTTCCAACAATGAAAAACGTGCTTCCCCAGAGAACAGCACTAAAAGGGTTTATCTGGACTGAATCAGTTCACCCAGTTTTTTACCTTATAAGGGTAGCTGTAATGGCTACCCTTTAACTTTTAAATCATTATTTATGGTATTTTATAACACTGAAGATTTCAGTCAGTTTGTATTAGCCAGTGAGAATAATCTTATTGGTGTTACATCTGGCTGTTTTGATCTTTTACATCCTCTTCATGTTGAGTATCTAAATAAATGTAAAAGACAATGCAAAGAATTATATGTGTTTTTGGATTCAGATAGGCTTGTCCAAATACATAAAAAGAAAAGTCCATTGATTAATGAAATGGATAGAGCTTATATGGTTGATAATCTTAAATCTGTAACTGGTGTTATGGTATTTGATGAGTTATCAGAAATGTCTGATGCTATCAGAATGATTTCTGGTAAAGAAAACAGCTTAATAAGAATATTTAAGCATAGTGATACTATATATGGTGGTAAAGCTATCGTATATGGTGGTAATACTGAGCATTTTGTAATACCAGATATTAAGAGATTTCAATCAACAACCGAAATTACTAACCATTTAAAAGAAAGCTAATGCCACAATTATCAGAATATCTCGTAAAAGCAACCTTTAGTGCTAAAGTAACAGCTTCTAGTAAAAAAGGTGCTGAAACTTTGTTTTGGGATAAAATGGAAGATAATGAAGTTTCACAATCTTCTTTAACCATAACAAAAACAAAAGCTTTGTCTAAAAAACCTATTAAAAAGAAATAGTGTTTTTACTATCAAAATTACCAATCATCTAAAAGAATCATGATGAAAAACAAATTTTTTGAAGTAGCTGATATTCAATCAAATAAAGGCCAGTTAATTATTGATAGTACAGCTATTAGTACATACCATAAACACTATAATGTTGAAATTGAAATAAGTCCTGATGGTTGGATTAAAGTAACCGGTGAAGCATCACAATTAGGTTTATCTTTAGATACAGGTACATATGATATAAATGAAATCACTGATGATTCTATTATTGAATATAAACCCTGGCCCTGGAGTAAAACAAAGAAAAAGAAATCAAATAATGTGGTGGAATTTAAAAAAAGAATCAAAAAAACTTATACATCAAACAGTTGGCAAATCATAGAAAAATGATAGCAACCTTAAATGTCAGAGCTGACCATCACAATTCATGTGAAGACAGTGTATTAGTTGTTGAAAATGAGAATTTTATAGATGGTATTATATCTGATGGATGTAGTACTGGTATTAAATCTCATTTTGCTTCTCAAGCATATTGCTATGCTTTTGAACAAGTAGCAAGTGGAAATAGTGTAAATGATAATGTTTTAAGAGAAATGAAATTGAGGTTATTAGCTCTATCTGGAGTTCTTGGTCTTGAAGAAATGAATCTTTTAGCTACGGTTATACTTTTTCATTATAATAAAATTGATAATATTTTGAATATCAGAGTATTTGGTGATGGTTATTATTACATTAATGATGTGGAATATATTGTTGATCAAAATAATACTCCTGATTATCTAGGTTATCATATTTATAAAAATCCTACTGATTTTGATGAATATCTAAAGAAATATCCTTCTATGACATATTATGATGTAGAGAGATTTATGATATGTTCTGATGGTATTACCAGGATTAGTAGAAGTGCTATGCAACAAAATGCTACTGTTGATCCGAATAAGCTGTTATTCCATCCACCTACAAGCAAGAATTATCTTGAACGTATGTGGAATCTTATTAAAAGAGATAAGTTTTCATTAACTGATGATCTCACAATTGTAAGTTATGGTAAAGACAGCTAATGTGTCAGATTTCACTAAGCACCGAGAGATTGCTGCTGGTGGTGAAGGGAAAATATTTGAGCATCCTTCAGACAAAAACAAAGTGGTTAAAGTGTACCACAAGCTCAGAGACAGTAAATTTGCAGATCATTTGGTTACATTATCTACATTAGGGCCAATGTTTATTAAACCTATTGATATTTATATCAACAAAACACTCAAAGTTATAGGTTTTGATATGCAATATGTGGACTTTAATAAGTATTTTTTGTTCAACAATCTCTTTAATAAAGGATTTTGTGGAGCAAATAATATTGATAAAGCATTGAAATTCAAGATAATGACCAAGCTTAAAATGGCTTTAGAACACATACATAATCATCAAATTGTGGTTGGTGATCTTAACCAATATAATTTGTTCTTTAATACACAAGGAGATATAATCTTTGTGGATGTAGACAGTTTTCAAACTCCAACAAATACCCATAGTGGTGTTCTATTAGATGACATAAGAGATTGGACTACGACTGCTATTAATGAACAAACTGATGTCTATGCTTATGATGTATTAGCATTTTGGACTACAACATTTTGTCATCCCTATAAATGGGTTGTACCTGGTAATAAAGAGTCCCTGGAAATGAGAGTTAAAGCTCATAAATCTATACTCAGTAAAATAACTGGTATTAAAATTCCACCATTATATGAAGCTCCCACTGGTGATTTGCTTAAACAATTCAGTGATATTTTCAATAGTGGTAGAAGATACTTAGTTAGTCTTTCAGGTGTTCATGTGCCTGTATCAACTGTTATAAAACAGCAAGTAACCACATCTAATGCTTTGTCTATCAGAGCTTTATACGATAATATTACAGACATTCATGTTTGTGATGAGTATATAGCTATTAAAGCTGGTATTACATGGTGTTTACATGAAGCTAAGATACAGAAAGTCACAAGAGAAGTTAAACGCTTTGATTGTGATGAAATGTTTCCTAGTAATAGTGGTAATCATGCCATTAGAGTAGGAGACGATCTATTCTCACAAACAGGCAAGATGTATGTTTTGCATAATCCTATATTCTATTACAATAATGGATTTCTAACTGTAATAGAGTATGATAGAGACATACAATGGAATTATGATCTTAATAATCAGCTTGGTGGTGGTATAGATAACACTAATACACCTGTATTTGCTAAATCAATTGTTAAAAGAACCGGATTAATCCAGAATTTTGGTTCTCAAAAATATCTTAATGTGCCTTATTTGAATAGATATGCTATGATTCCAGTTCCAAATGGAACTAAAGATGGTTTTTATTGCAAAGAATATGTTGCTTTAGAAATCAAAGGAAAAAATAGTGTTGAATATCAGGTAAGATATGTAAAAGATGCAAACAACCATAAAGTCTTAGATCTTGATTACTTACCACATTTTGCTGTTGCATTAGGAGGTACTATCATGCTTCCTGAAGATGGATATGTGGATGTTTATATGAACCTTCAGCTTCTAACCAGGCTTGAATGTCCTATATGTACAAGAGATAGCAGACTCTTTTACACGAAAGCTGGAATTCTGTTATTGGAGAACAAAACACTTTATCTTTTAAATACTAAATGATGAAAAAATTTATATACTATATTTTAAAAAGAATTTGGTGTATGTTATTTCATCCATTTAATATTTATAAAGATGATTTAACAGATATTTGTCCTAAATGTGGAGAAGAATATGATTCTCCTTATGACTTATATCCTCACTAATCACTTTACAAAACAAAACAATAAAAAATTATGAAAAGCGTCCTTCTCGTCATTGACGGTCAAAATGACTTTCATGACATTTCTGGTGCAGCATTGTCTGTACCTGGAGCAGTAAAAGACACTGAGCGTATTGCAGCATTTATCAAAAAGATTAACCCTACTACGATATTTGCTTCTCTCGACTCACATTATTCACTGGATATATCTCACCCAAGCTGGTGGGAAAAACCAAATGGAGACTCTGTTGACATATTTACACAAATGTCCTCAGATGATATTTTAAATGGCAGATATGTAGCCAGAATTGACCCAGCAAGATCATTAAAATATGTGCAAGCCCTGGAAGCTAATGGTGAATTTAAGCATACAATATGGCCAGAACATTGTCTGATTGGTACTGAAGGACAGGCTTTGCATCCCATGTTTTTTGCAGCCCTTCGTGAATGGATGAATAAGAACCTTAAATGGGTAAATTTCATCAATAAAGGTGTAAATCCTTATACTGAGCATTTTGGTATTTTCAGAGCCAATGTGCCGTTGAATGAAGATCCGTCAACACAGGTGAACCAGGGTGTATTTCAAACCCTGAATGCACATGATGTGGTATATTTAGCTGGACAAGCCAGAACCCATTGTGTTGCCAATTCCCTGAGACAAATGCTTCAAATAGCTCCTCAGCTTGCAAGTAAAATTGTAGTGCTGGAAGACTGTATGAGCAATGTAGTTGGATTACCCCAGGACTTCTACAATTATGTAGATGGTATGTATGCTGATGCTGTAAAGCAGGGTGTTACTGTCCTGAAAAGCGATAAGGTATAATATTCTTTAAATAGTTAACAAGAGAGCTTAGAGATCCCTCGGATGTCCATGATAGCTCTCTTGTTTAACACAAACCATTTACAATGGAAGGTTTCCAAAACTTTAATAACAGCCAAAACTTTGATCCTAATTCTTTGGCTAATATGACATCTATGGTAGTTATGTTTATTGTCATTAATGACGTATCTCCCAGCATTAGTTCATATGAAACAACTATGAATACTATTGCCAAAGATGTATTCATCCAGGATCTTAAAAACTCTCACAGAAAAGATGATATTGTTGTAAAAGCAATCACTTTTTGTGAGAAAGTAGAACATAAATCAGGCTTTATGCCTATCCTGAATGTGCAGGATGATTATTTTGATGTGCATAATACCGGCAGAGGTACAGCATTGTATGATGCTGTATTACAAGGTCTTGAACACGCAATTGCGTACAGAAAAGATCTTGAAGAACAGGGTATTGATGTGAGAACAGCCATTTTCATATCAACTGATGGTGAAGATAATTCATCATCCAGTGGTGCAGCAACAAAGATCAAAAAGCTCGTTGAAGATCTCAGACGTAATGAAGCCTGGGCCAGTTCATTTACAATCAATATGCTGGGTGTGGGTCAACCACATTATTTCCAGGAAGCTTGTACTGAAATGGGCCTGGATCACACTAAATGTCTGGTAACAGTAGGCAACAGTGCATCAGAGATCAGAAAACAGATGGGAGTTGTTTCTCAGTCTGTATCCTCAAGCTCTGGCTCTACTGCTGGTGTGAATTTCTAAACAAGATTTAAATTTGTAATAAAAGCTGCATTGATTAATTTTAATGCAGCTTTATTTTTAAATTATTAAAACCAAGATAATGAAAGATATTAAAAATTTATTTCTTGAAGCTGCTTCAGAGCTTACACCAGAAATAGATAAAAAAGTTGTAAATTTGAAAAATGCTTTCAAATTACAGATTGCAAGACTTCAAAAAAATCTTGATGATCACCAGCCAGAGGTTTTTATTAAAAAGTATCTTAAAAGTGATAAAGATTCTTGGTGGGAAACAATTGATAGTCTTCGTGTTAGTAAAACTTTCACTAAGACAATTGAAGAAGACATTTCAAAATTCAAATCTTATTATAAAGACTTATTCCAGGAAGAATATGTCTATAATAAAGAAGATCTTAACATTGTATTGAAAACTTCTTGCAACGAACCTGGATCTCATATACGTTCACGTTAAAACCAAAGATCATGTCCTCAAAAAAGCAATTAGCTCATGCTATTAGCATTGTTGCTAAAGCTTTTAAAGATAAGCTGGACAAATCAGGAGAGCCATATATCCTTCATTGTCTTTATGTTATGGATAAACAAACTACTGATACACGTAGAATTATCGGAATTTTACATGATTTAGTAGAAGACACTGATTGGGATTTTGCAGACCTGAGAAGAAAAGGTTTTGGTGATGCTATTATAATACCTTTAATGTTGCTTACGCATGATCCAACTGTAAAAACATATGAAGAGTATATTGCAGAAATATCCACAAATGAAGATGCGAGGGCCGTAAAAATGGCTGATTTAGAACATAATTCGCAACCCTTCAGGTTAAAAGGATTAACCAAAGCTGACTTTGCTCGTATTGAAAAATACCACAAAGCCTACGTTTATCTTTCAAAAGTTTAAAACCAGCAATCATGAATGCAACTTGGATTTTACCAACTATGATCTTGTTGTATGTTCTTGTTCTTGGTGATTTAACTATCAGATATACCAATAATAAAACTAATATAATCACAAAGTTTGAATACAATGGATTGTTATGGATTTATTTGGATAGAAGAATTAGAAAAGAAGTCCCACTACCAAAGATATTGGAGACTCCAAAAGTTAAATTTATCAGTGTAACAAAATACAAACAACATGAAAATAGTACGAGCAATACTAGTGATTCTGTTGTTAATCGTTTGTAGTTCTCAGACTAAAAGAGTTAATCTAACTGGAAGTATTGAAAAATTTCAAGACCCATTTGAACGAAGCTATTATCCCATATGGACTGGAGCTATTTCTTACTATTTTAAAGATAGTACGAAATATCTTGAATTTTCAGGTTGGGGAGATGCAGATAAACCAACATTTATTTGTGTTAATATAACTTTTAGTTTTAAAAGCTTTTGGATAAGTATTAATCCTCTATATTCTGATATTTATAACCCGACTTTACAAGCTGGATTCACTATGTTAATTTTTCATCCACCCCGAAACTAAAATTTTTATATTTAATGAATTTTAGTAGAATATTTAAGTAAAAAACTGGAGGGGTGCAATGCCCCTCATCTTTAAAACCTCTATTATGGCAGAGAATAAAAGTACAGAAGGATTACCTATGTTCGTTGAATCTCTTATGACTTCTGCTGAATGGCGGGAAAATATGAAGAGATACCCAAATACTTGTCATATTAGCTTTGATCATGCTCACAGAGAAAAACCTAACTCTATGCAATGGAGAAAAGGTATGGGGGCTATTGTACCTAAAGCTGAAAGAGACAATATAAATGCAAATCTTGACTATCTAATGAAAAACGCAGGTCTCAAAACTAAATCTTAACTAATACACAAGCTAATGGCCAAATATGAATTTGCTATTAAAAAAGATGTTCTTAACTCAGGAAAGACCATCTATACTCCTGTATGCAGAATGAAATCCAAATTGGGGAAACTCAATATATTTCCAAATCCCTGGAATAGAATTGTTGATCAATATGGGGTCTATTGCCTCATGGAACTTGATTTTGTCCCAGAATTATCCTATGCAGAGTGTGAACAGCACATTCAAGGCTATCAGCAGGTTTTACTGAAAAAGAATGAGAATGATGTCTCAACAGTAGAATTCCATGTATTAGAAGAGAAAGAAATCTAATATCAATCTTTATGTCAAAAGAACAAAAAACACCAACCAAAAGAAGACGTCTTTTTAATATTGATGCTGAAGCTAAGAAATTTTATCCACTCAGTCCTGTATTAACATCAAGTAATCCCGGAGTACCACTTTATAGAAAGATAATGCACAAAATACCTGGAACTTTAAGGTGTATTGCAGTACCATCCTATAAGCAAGTGGCATAACTTTCATAACTTTAAAAATTAAACGATTATGAGCAAAAAAGCTCCTGATACAAGAGGTAAGCTGGATAATAACAAAAACAGCAAACCAAGAAAGAAAAAGAAACTGACCACATTATCACAGCAAGATCTTAAAAATAGCCTTAAAAAGAATAATGAGGAATCCCCATTAAATTTAAAAGCTGAAAAGAAACCCAGCAATGGTGAGCTTTTTAAGAAATCTCATGGATACTCTAAAACCATGAAGAGAAACATGAAGAAAAATGGAGTTGACACACCTCAAGGTTATGCTATTGCTGTAAGAAAACCAAGAAAGTTGGCTGAAAAGAAATTAAGACAGAAAAAACGTACTGAATCTAATACCTTTAAACGTTTACATGGTAAAGGTAAGGGTAAGAAAAATCAGCCTCAGCCTAAAAAAGAAAAGAAATAATCCAACATAACCTGTAAAAACCATCCAAAGATGAAGAAAATAACTATTTTCAAATTTCTCAGAGACTCTAAAAATTTTGGAAGAATTTTAGGTAAAGAAACTTTGAGAGTAATTAATGTACATGAATCCTTTGTTGGAATTGGTTCAAAAGGAGAAATCAACAAAGCTGAATTCAGAAAGCTTGCTGATGCTCTTGAACCTACTAATGAAGGTATCAATATTACATAACCTTAGTTCTTATCCTACTTTTTGGTACTACAACATTAAGTAGCTTTCATGTTTAAACGCAATTGTTTAACAATTATTGGCATTAGTTGATCAGTTATTTGTAGTTGTCAATTTTAACTGGTGATTTAAACATGAAGTCCCAGGGTTAATTCCCTGGGCAATGGCCTTGTCGTCTAACGGCTAGGACGACTGGTTTTCGACCAGTAAATCAGAGTTCGATTCTCTGTGGGGCTACTAAATTTTTATTATGTGTCAAAACTGTCAAGAAGATCAAGATTTATCTTCAAAACTTATAGGAATGCAACTCATGGGAGTCTTTTTTGGTTATCCAGTATGTTGTATCCAAGCTTTTATTCAAAGAGCTGAAAAGATACATAATGCAATAAAAACTGGTGATATGCAGCAAATTATAGAAGCATCTAAAGTAACACCTATACAAGAGGGATACAATTCTGGTTTTATACCATGTGTTTCTTGTGCTGCTCTTATTAAACCAGGTGAAGAAGGTAAACTTATTCAGAAAACCAGAGTATGCAGCACTCCATATCCATATGACCATACATCAGACATTGAGTTTGATAAGTTTATGGAAGGTGCATTAAAATAATAGTTAGCTGTTTCCTTTAAAACAGCGAGTAGTAGGCCTGTCGTTGAAGACAGTGTCCTACACAACTCAGTGATGTCATATAGCTCAGTTGGTTAGAGCAACCCATTGTTAGGGTGAGGTCGCAAGTTCGAATCTTGCTATGACATCTTATCATTTATTCATTCATTAAAATCAAGCAAAATGCCTAAAAAGCAACCCGCTCTTACAAAGCACAACAAGAGTTTTCCTGTGGTAAAAACTACAAGAACCAAAATGCTCACAACCATCGCTGATACCAAAGGTAAGTTTATGACAACTACCCATATTGGCAAAGATGGTAAACCTCATACGATCAATGGTATCAGGTACAAAGTACAAGATAACAAGATGGGGTATATTAAAGTATATTCCACAGTTGCAAAAGAGGTGAGATTCGTAAATCCTCAAACTCTTACTGAATTAAGCTTCAAGGGAGTGCATTACATTGCCAGGAAGTAACACAAGCTTTTCTTGTGATTGGGTTTTTGAGCCATGAGCTAACAGTTGATGGTTGTTAAAAGCCCTGAGTCCCATCGTCTAATGGCCAGGATTGCCCCATTGAAGGGGTGGATATAGGTTCAAATCCTATTGGGGCATACTAAGAATTCTTTTTTGCGATCCGTTTTCCCTCGTTCAGAGGATAAGTAAAACGGGAGGAGGAGTAGCTCAGCGGTAGAGCATAGGTGTGAAGCACCTAGTGTCACTGGTTCGAATCCATGTTTCCTCCGCTATATTTTTTATTCATTAATACTAAAACGACACACAAATGTCAGAAGTACAAGCAAAAGTCCCAGCTAAAAAGGGCAACAAAACCACTGAGATCATCATTGGTTCAGCAGCTTCACGTATGGAAGCAGCAGTAAAAGCTTTGTTACAAGTAGCTCCTGAAGTTGAAAAACTTAAGACTACATTGAACAGTGGCACACTGGAAGTAGTAAATCTGGAAGATAAGATTGGTGCTTTAAAGCAGGATCTTACCAACAAAGTGGCCCAAAACAAAATTGAGCTTCAGCAAGCTTATGATGCTGATCAGAAAGCTTTTGTAGATAATTATTTGCAGAGAAATAAGCTGGTAGCTATTCTTGAAACAAAAATGGATGAGCTGCATGATTCTCTGGATGAAGCCACTACAAAGATGTCTGAAAACATCAGCAAAGCTGTTAATGCAGCAACTTCCGCAATGAAGAAAGATCATGACAATGCTGATGCACTGGCTAAAATGACCTTTGAAAAGAAAGAAGCTGAAAACACAGCCAAAATTACCCAACTGGAGAGCCAGGTTAAATTCCTGACTGAACAGGTTGGTTATTGGAAGAAAGCTTTGGAAGATGAAAGAGTTGCAGGTGTTGAAAGAGCTAAAGCAGCTTCTATTGGCACATTGAACGTGGGCCAATCTGGAAGATAATGGTTTTCTTTATTTTTTCCTAGAAAAAGTAAGGAATTTCCGAAGCCTCTCCCCGCCGAAGGAGTAAGTTTCATAGCATACGATGAACCTCATAGAGTGTTTCTGGGAGATGTAGACTCGTACTTCTTCGGGGGGGATGGTGGAGGAAATTTGATCTGATAGCTCAACTGGATAGAGCAATTGCCTTCTAAGCAATAGGTTACAGGTTCGACTCCTGTTCGGATCACAAATCATTACACATTAAAATAGAAAATCAAGTTTCTAAAAATTTTTAAAACTACTTTTATGCCTGAAATTTTAGGTAATTATGAAGATTTAGAGTTTTCTAACGATCAAGCAAATTTTTTAAATTATGCAAAGAGTAGCTATATAACTCAACTCAGTAATAATGAGCCTATTGCAGAAAAAGTTTTAGCTATGTATGATGTAATTGATGACATCAATAAAAACTCTTTTGTTAACAAAGACCAGCCATCTTGTAAAAAGGGCTGCGCTCATTGTTGTTATATTCAAGTAGCAACTATGGAATGGGAAATAATTACTATTCTTGAATATATGAAAGAGCAAGGTTTAGAATTTGAACCTAAAGAATTAGAACTACTTGAGAAACAAGCTCTTATTAAGGATGATAAAGAATACATTTTATCTCCACATAGAAGATGTGTGTTCTTGGATAAATATAACTCTTGTAGCATTTATCCAGTAAGACCATCAGCTTGTAGAAACTATTATGTGTTTTCTGATCCTTCAGATTGTGATACTTTTAATGACAAAGCTTCAGGTAGAACTTTAGTTAATTTTAATTTAGAGACAGTAGCACCTATTTTGGCTCTAATGGAATTATCTGAAATGAAACCAATGGCTAAACATCTTATAAAGAAGCTTAAAGAATCATAAGGCTGGGCTGTTAGCTCAATTGGTTAGAGTCCCTGACTGATACTCAGGAGGTTGGTAGTTCGAGTCTACCACAGCCCACTCACCATTTTCGGGGTTGTAACTCAGTTGGTTAGAGTACCACACTTTTAATGTGGGAGTCCTAAGTTCGAGTCTTAGCAGCCCCACGAATAAGTTAGCTTAAATGCTAATTTGAGGAGGACATCGGAGAGTTTCCGATCACCAGGTTCGTATAGGCGAATACCCTTCTCAAACTATTTTGTTAGTTTTGTATTAGTGAATGATCTATTAATGCTGAGGTGACCATTCATCAACGAAGCATTAATAGATTTTTTAAAATTTTTAAATTATGAGCCAATGGGAACAAGAAGAATACCTAATTCAGCTTCAAAAACAAGGAAGAAGAAGCGCACTAGTGCCAAACCAAAACAAGCAAACACTAAAGCTCAACCTCAAGTCCAGCAATCTGTACCAGAAGAAAAAGAATCGCTTACCGTTGATGGATCGCCCTATGCACCCATTAGCATTAGGAAGGCGATTGAGCATCTTCAGAAGCAGGGACATTTTGACATTACCACAGGAGATGATAAGCACAATCTTACAGTCTTTATAAATAACAGTGGTAATGGTTATGATATTGATAATGCAGAAACTATCAATGTTACTATACAAGCTAGAATAGATCAATCTAACTGGTTTGTTGATGAAGTTCTGCCAAAATTACCAAGAATACCTGCTTACTTATACAGATATGTTCAATGGGTCATGTTTGATGATTGTAAGTATAATGATAAGTATCCTGAAATGAAGTACAAGAAGGATAATGATTATGTTCAAGCATTAGCATCAGGTATTCTAAAACAAACTGATGAAGAATATCAACAAGTGTACAATTTTATAAGATGGGCCAAATCTAACTCAGAGGCTACTCATTTAGTAGGATTGATTCAGCTTGTAGGAGGAACAATGCTTGCTCGTTCTAAGAAAAATCTGGGTTGTTTGTTTTACATTGAATTCCCAGAAACAGGATTTCATCCTAAAAGAGAAAGATTAGTCGTCACATTATTAAATAAACTAAAAGAAGAATATGGCCTCAAAAAAGACTGGACGCCAACCTGATACTTTTTCAGGGTTCGGTTTTAAACTGAGCTTTGAAAAGAAAAGAAATGTTGGTATAGATCATGTAAAATTGGAACATAAAGAAGCTGGTCATAACAAATTCTATATCATCCAATTACACAGATTAGGAAATTCGGAGCAAACAAATTTTACGGTATCTATTCATTATGGTAAAATGAATACTACTGGAAATACTAAAAGACACGGATTTCAAACCCTGGAAGATGCTTATAAGTTCATCAATAAAAAGATGGGTGAAAAGATCAAAAAGGGATATGAACGCATTATTAACAACTAATACAAACATTATGTCAGAAGAAACACCAATCTTCAAATTTAAGAAGAAAGAAACCAAAAAAGTTGGTGATTTTGATGTTCTGGATACCTCAGAATGGACACTGCTGGTAAGACCCCAGATACAAGACGTTACACAATTTGTACATTTTCATAAGTTGTGGAATGTTGTAGAAGTTCCTGGTGTGGAAGCTGACCCTGATAATGGCATTGAAGCTGTTAAAGAAGTAAAAGCACATCCAGCCTGGGAACACAGAATAGGTTTTATCAAAGATGGTAAGTTTATAGTTACTAATCAAAAAGTAATCTCTGAACAAACCTATCATGCAATCCATAAAAGATACATCAATTCACTTCAGAATTACCTGGATGAAGGGTACAAAAAAGACTGGGATAACTATAAGCTGGATGAGCCTCAAGTTCCTCATTATTATATTAATGAAAGAACTTCTCAGGAAGATGCCATGAAGCAACAAATGTCTCATATTTTAAGAGGAAATGGACATACAGCTTCAAATCCTATTGTTCCTGCTTCAGTAGCAGTAACTTCAGTACCAACTCCTAAAAAGAAAACAGGAATGTTTAAAATACTTCCTAAACTGATCAATGCTTCAACTGTGCAAGAAGTACAACCAAGTAAAAACCCTTAAAAAATAAAGCAATGAAGAATTTAGAAACCAGGCAAAAAGAAGCCCAGGAACGCAATTCTGAGCATAAAAAACTCACTACTCAACAAAAAATTCAAAAATTGGATCTCAGATTCGGTAGTGGAGTAGGAGCTAAGAAAGAAAGGGTTAAATTGGCGACCCAACTTCAAAAAGAAAACAGTTTACCAAAAGCTGAAAAACAACCAAAAGCCAAACCTGTCTTTGCTTCTAAAGCAGAAGAAAGAAAATGGGAACATCATCAAAAACAAAAACAAAATTCAAAATGAATTTAACAGAATTTCAAATAGAAGCCATAGTTGATACTTTGGAAAAAGAACATAAAAAGTTCTGGAGTACAAAAGATAAATTAACCGAAAAGCCACCTGTTGAGAAAAAAGACAAGGATGGTCTTACCAAAAAAGAAAGAGATTTTCTTATTGCTAAAAATAAAGCTATCAGAAAAGAACTTTCTGGTTTATCAATTCAAACAAGAATTGAACTTCAATATACTGGTTCTGATTTCTTTACTAATTACTGGGGTAAAGAAGCTAAAGGTACTTTGGAAACTGAAGCAACTACTTTGGATACGTTAATTGATAACTATAACCAGGGTAAATTAACTAGAAAAGAAAAAACTGCTGATAAGCCTAAGAAAGAAAGTGGCAGAACCTTTAACAGAGCTGACATTACCAGAAAAGTAACATTGGCCTCTATTGAAGCTAACAGTATTCAGGAAATTCTTGAAAAAGTTAGAAAAAGAGACAATAACAAACACGTTATTGAAAAAGCCAAAAGAGCTGTTCCAGCTAAAAAAGCAGTAAAGAAAAAGAAATAATAATCACTTTTAATACTAATACAATTATGGGACAAGTGACTATGGATCTCTCTGAATTAGACAAGATTCGGGAAGATCTTAAAAAAGCATATTCTACGATAACTGATAGAGAATCAATTATCAAGGAAAAAGATGAAGAAATTGTCAAAGTAAAAGCTGATAAGAGAACAGTTAAGGTAATTGAAAAACAAATACCAAAACCTACGGTCAGTTATGAATTTCACATGAACATGAACACTCATGTTAAAGGACGTTATGATGGCCGTTTTAGAGAATTAGCTCAAACCATTTATTATAAAGTTAGGTCAGATGGTCATGAAAGACATTCTCATTACGCTGTGGAAGAAATAGCTGCCTTATTGGAAAGATACAAATTCAATTCTCCTATTAACTCAACTCCTGAAATGGAAACTGTTACAACCACAGAGTACATAAACTTTGATGATGTGCTGGCAGATATTAGCCAGAAAGTTGAACAAAGGGTTGCTAGTGAAATTGATGGTTACAAAAAGCAGCTTTCCGCTTTAAATGATACTGTTACTCATGCTCAGATCAACCAAGAAAAGGCCAAAAAAGATCTTATAGCTAAGTATGAAGAACAAATCAAAGATCTTAATGAAGCTTTCATTAAAGATTATAAAAAGCTTGAAGAAGATTTTGAAGCCTTCAAAACAGACAAAGATACCAGAACTTTGGAGCAAAAAGTGAAAGATCTTGAAAAAGAGCTGGAAATGGAAAGAAACAGAAAATGGTATCAAAGAAGAAAAAAGATAAATTAAATTTGGTTGTTTCATCCTGAAACACTAAATTTGCAACTTCCTATTTTAATTTCTCATCTAAAGAGTAACCTGTATCCTTGTATGTGATGCCCTACGGATCTCATCACAGAAACTCGTATTAATAGTTATGATTTAAGGGACAATTCCTTAAGTCCGCTGACTAAAGATAAGCAGGTAAGTAAAAGGGTAAGAAACTCTTTAGTTGAGAATTAATAAATTTTTATGTTAAAACTCAAAATTACAGGTTCAAAAAAGCAACAACATGGATTCGTAGGTAAAATCTTTAGTGCAACTAATGAAAACATTCAATTTAAAATTGTGTATTTTGATGAAGAAAAACAAGTTTATTTCAGATCTAAAATAGGAGATTTTGACACAATAGAGGAGAATTTTTCATACACAGAAAGGCAGATAGAAGAAGATATTATTAAAACGCACTGGAAGATCATTTCTTAATAAAACCAATTTTTATGCAACCAACAAAACAAGAAATTGTTGAAAAGTATATAAAAATACGTGAAAAGTGTTTAATAGAACTTCAACAAGTAGTAACAACTCAGCAGGAATTCAAAAAGCCTAATCATAAATATTTTGCTTTGCCAGAGTTTGAACAAGAAATGTTACAAAAAGGGTTAAGAAATAGAAAAGTAGAACTTGAACAAGAAATTAATAAGTGTTATCGTCAAATAGGCAGACACTCAATTTAACCTGGGGATGCTCGGATTTGACAGCAATGAATAGGATTGATAGGTATGCAGGAAGGATGAGTATTATACTTCCTTAACGAATGTTACTCAAAAACAAATGTAGAGAAATCTAACATTACAGTTGGTGAGAACGGGAACATTGATTCTCTTCTTAACTCTCTGTCTTACGAGGCAGAAGAAGTTGGTGCTGAGCTTTGCTTTGCATAATCAACCTTGAAGCTATACAAGTTAATTTAGCAGAAGGTTTACATTTATTGTCATAGTTTTCCTTAAAAACAATGGTATGTCCCATTAGCAATTTGAGACAGTTAAAAAGCAAATTGATATTCTCAGTAGAAATTGGGTAAGCATATAAGACAACTATCAGCACTTTACACTGTTTGGACAGGGGTTCGATTCCCCTCATCTCCACTAAAATCAGAATTATGTTTTGGGAAGTATTAAAAATTTGCAGTATTTGTGCAGTACCAATGTTTGTGCTGTGTTATAACCTTATTAAAGCTGGACAAGAGCATCCTGATTATGGTCATGATGGAATCTCCAGAGACCCTCTTATAAGCACCAGTTAAGCTTTCTCTGGTGAAACGGCGTTTTAACCGTTTGAACAAAAGAAAAGTACGGCTTTGACTGTTTCCCGGTAAATTAAACAGTGCTGGAAGATAGGCCAGATATGGTTTGCTGCACCAGGTTGCTAACTTGGACTCCCTGAAAGGGGAGTGAAGGTTCGAATCCTTTGTCTTCCGCTAATATCAGGTTTTGGGAAAGTAAAACAGGTTGGAGATCCCTATTTCATACCTGTTCCTGATGTTTTTATGGCCTTCTGGTGTAATTGGTAGCCACGCTGGTCTAAGAAGCCAGTGCTTACAGCGTGGGGGTTCGAGTCCCTCGGAGGCCACAGTTTAAACAAAATCAATAAATATTATCTAAGGGAAGGTAGGATTAAAAGATTCCATCCTTTAAAGAGTGGGAGTTACTAGCTAACTTATTTAAGTATAAGCTTTAATGGATACTATACGTACCTAATTTAGGCGTACCTTTGGCATAACAGCACACCTTTAGATTTATTGATTAACTTTCTGGGTTGTTTTTGCTTTTCCCAAAACAAATAAAAAGCAAATGGTGGAGCGTTAATTTATTAACTATACGCCCTTAACCCCAATGTTCACTGCATTGGGGTTTTTTATTAATTAATCACTAAAACAAGATAAAACATGAAAGATTTATGGAAATATGTTCCCTGGCAAGTAAAAATGATGTGGTTCATAGCTATTTGCTTCTGGGTTGGAATTATCTGGGTAGCTATTCACTTCATTTCTAAATATTGGTAATATGTCAATGCCATTTAGCACACCTGAACAGGTACAAAAAAGTTATGACTTCTTGCATAAAATGAATAAACCAGCTTGTCCAGGCTGTGCAAGAGGTGTCAGAATGTGTCATCATACTCCTTGTATTGGAACACCTGATGATATATTAAAATTATTAGATGCTGGTTATGCCAAAAATCTAATGCTGGATTGGTGGATAGGTGAAACTAGTAAAGAAGAGTCTATTAAATCTTCTCTTGGTATTAGTAAACCTACTAAACTATCTAAAAAAGACAGATTTAATCCTTTTGAAGAAGACGTTGAATATATCATACCAGCTATTATTGGCTATGAAGGTATAAGATCACCTTTTGCAAAACATGGTAAGTGTAACTTATTGATTAACAATCAATGTTCTCTTCATGATAAAGGATTGAAACCAACTCAAGGATCATATGCTTGTTGTAAAGTAGAAAATGTCTGGATAGATGAAGACGGTAAGGAACAGGATATTGATGAAAGAATTCCTATTTTGCATACTTGGAATACTCAGAAAGGCAGAGATGTTATAACACGATGGAAGTTTTTAGTATCTTATGATGAAGAAAAAGATAAAGGTAGTAATTTACCTACATCTTTTCCTGATATGCTGGATGCTCTTATGAATGTTATGACAGCTCATATGAAACAATATGATATTAGTGGTACTGATGGAAGACCTGCTATTGATCCTGATGAAGAAGTAGAAGTAACTAAAACTATCTACGAGAAACCTTATTAATTTAATTTAAAAACCAACAAAATGGTATCAGTAGAACTTATGTTTGTTATTGTAATTGCTCTTCTGCTGATCCTTGCCTGGAGAACTATCAATCCTAAGCTTGATTGGAATTATGAAACTGGAGAAAAACTACTCTGGTATAATGATCCTTTTGATAGCTGTACCAGAAAGGCAGTAGTCTTATGGAAAGTAAAACAATAAACATTCACTATTAAAAACAAATCCATGTTCGTAAACAAAAAGAACACATTAGCTAACCTCACAAAAAGAAGTGAGCAGATCTTTGATGTTTTTACACAAACTCAGAAAGATTGTGAATCTCTTAACTCTGAAATAGCCACTGTTGTCTCTTCTAAAGAGGCTGAAATCAAGGCTTTACAGGATGAGGTATCTGGTCTTAATGCTGTAAAAACTAAGAATGACAATCTGGCTAAAAAGATTCAATCATTTCTTAATTCTTAAAAACCAGAAAGATGGTAACAGTTGTATTAATTTTACTGGTAGCTTTTATTGGAGTGGCTCTTTGGGGTTACGAAAAATACAAAGAACAAAGCTTTATTGCTGCGTGTATTGATGGTAATGCTCCAAGTCCAAACTTCATAACTGAAGAATCTCAAGCTGTTATTGATGTTTTAAAACAACCTCAAAAACTTAAACTGGAAAGATATACTAAGACTATTATACTTCCAGATGGACAGAAAATCAGTTTTATAACTGACAGTCTTGAAAATTTTCAAAAATACAGTAAACTCAGTTTTGAACCTACTCGCAAAGAGTGGGAAATACTGAAAGGAATAGTTAAAAAGCTCTATTCCAGCATTTAAAAGCTTTAACAAAAAAAAATAATTAGTTCAAAACAAACAAAAACTTCTTGAAATGAGTACGAAATTTAAATTGATTTTGGGAGCAATCGCTTTCTTTGCTATTTTGGGTTCAGCCTTTGTAGGATGTGAAAGAATTGATGCTGGTAACGTAGGTATTAAAGTAAACATGACTGGTGGAAACCAGGGTGTAGCTAAAACTGAGTATGTAACAGGTTTCTGTTTCTACTGGAGATTGGCTCAAAAAGTTTATGAATTTCCGACTTTCCAGCAACACAAAGAGTATGAGTCTTACGAAGTACCATCAAAAGGTGGAACTGTATTCACTGTACATCCGACATTTAACTATAACCTGGAAGCAGGTAATGTAGGTGAAATGTTTCAAAAATACAGAGTTTCTCTTAGTAATTTGGAAAATGGATTCTTAAAAACATCCATGACCACAGCTATAAGAGAAGTTACGAATACATACACTGTTGATAGTATTTTGAATAACCAAGCAGGTTATGATGCAGCAATTTTAAATAAACTGAATCATGATCTGAAACCGTTTTTTCAGGTTACCCAGTTTACAGCCAATCTTATACCTGATCCAAACTTAAAAGCTGCTATTAGTAATAAAGCAAAAGCTGTACAAGAAGCTCAGGCTGCTAAAGCTCAGCAACAAGTAACACAGGCCAATGCTGAAATTGATATTATTAATGCCAGAAAAGATTCTGTTGTAACTATGATGGGAGCTTTAGCTGAAGCCAACTCTATGAGAGCTAAAAATGAAGCTTTAAGAGAATCACCTCAACTTGTTGAATATACGAAAGCATTGAAATGGAATGGCGTACTGCCCAGTACTATAATGGGTGGAAGTGGAGCAGTTCCTTTCTTTAATGTAAATAAACAGTAAATAATTACTGCGTATCGAAGCCAACCACAGCCCCAAGCCCCTGGAGAGATGCACTCTGGGGGCTTATTTTAAAATCAAATATGTCTAAAACCATGAACAGAAAACAACTACAAGAAGGTCTTAAGAATTTTGAAAGAAATGGTAAGACCGCTGAAGAGCTTAATTCACTAAGAAGTGAAATATTTAATGCTCTTGATAATAATGAAATTCAAACTAGAACAAAAGACTCTCTTTTAAAGAGTTTATACATAACAGCAAGTCTCAAAGGAATTTTCTTTTTAAGAGTGATGGAAAGAAACACTTCTGATCTTCCTAAAAATGAAGAAGAGGAGTTAGCAAAAATAGCTGAAGAGTAAGAATCTTATGAAGAAGATGATGAAAATAAATAAAAATGGTTAAATTTGTTCTTAAACGTAAAATTACAGACGCTAAACTCAGATTTCTTAAAAGAAAAGCTAAAAGATTAGAAGAAGTAATTACTGATAATCCTGTGTGGGGGAAAACTATTAGTTTTCAACCTATTCAAAGTAAAAGTGTTTCTGATATTAACAAATTTAATGTAATACAGTCAAGACCAAGACCATATAGATCTTATCGTAATAAACCAGTGGGTAAAAAATACTCACCAGCTCTTTATGAAGAAGAATCTATTAATGTCTGGAGAGCAAGACACTTAGCTGTGGAGTTTTCTAACAAAAAACAATTTGGTAAGCTTAAGCGTTTGTATAAAATTCAGCCAGAAATTGATCCTAAAAACATTGCTAAAAAAGAACATGAAGAGAAAGTTAAAAAATGGAAAGAAAAACTCCATAAAAACCATCTAGAACAATGTCAATCTTTAAAATAAAACTTATTCCAGTTCTTAAAGAGCGTGTATGGGAAGTAAGAAATATTAGTGCAGGTAGGATAAAAAAAGTTTGTGCAATGTGTCAAACAGAAATACCAATAGGTTATCCAAGTACTACTTTTACTAAGCGAGATCAATCTGGTTACAGAAAAACTTTTAATACAATACATACTTGTAGCTCAAATATAGCTAAATGTGCTGAAAGACAAGCTAAGTTTCTTAATATTAATCTTCAAGAAAGCTTTATAAACTAATGAAAAATTGGAGTACAGTACCGATACCTCAACTGATGCTGGATCTTGAAAGAGATCCCAGAGGATTACCAGTACCATATGTTGTCTTAAAAGACAAAGATGGTAAGCATCATTTTAAAATAAATGATTCAAATAAGTCTGCAATTTGTATTGTTAAAGGACTTTGTAGTATTTGTGGAAAACCTCTTATAAGTGATCAGAAATGGCTTGTAGGAGGAATAGCTTCTGCTTTTGATGATAAGGGATATTATATAGACCTTCCAGTTCATAAAGAATGTGGTATATATGCTCTTCAGGTATGTCCATATATGGCTATGAATAACTACAATGGTAAGCTTGACATGATCAAATTACAGCAGCAGTTACCTACTGTGGCTTTGCATAACCCCACTGTTGATCCTGATAGACTACCTTTGTTTGTCTTTCAAAGACCATCAGCAATAACATTTCATATGAATAGGGAACAGGGAGTCATGGTAAAAGCTAATAAGCCCATTTTAGAAGCTGAATTTTGGTCAGATGGTGAAAGAATTCTCCATTTAGAAGAAATTGTAACCAAGCTCGAAGGTACAAAATGGGAAAAATACCTGGCTGAAATTGTAAAACTACCTCAATATGATCTTCAAAAAGCCTAAACACTTTGAAGTCAGACAAGAAGTCCTAAATGCTATTCATTTTCATGCAGAAAAGAACATGGATGGACTTTATAATCCTGATTTTGAGGAAAATGATCAGTGTGGAGGCTACTATGCCTTCAAAAATTTGGTTTTACAGCCAGAACCACTGCCAAAAACACATGAATTCCCAAAAGATTACTCAATTACTGGTGGATCAGAGCCAGGAATGTATCTTTTAAGCAGACTTCATGTGCTAATTAGGGAAAGAGCATTGAAATGTGCTGATGAAATTCGTAAAACTTTTAAAATCAGATGAAATTGAATAATAATGGAAGAAATTATGAACCCCAACGCAGTTGGTTTTTGCTGGTTAAGTGGTAGAGGTTCTATTTGTATTGCTGTCTGGTGGAATCCTAGTGGATACACTGGTACTATGAATGAAAAAGACGAACCTATTTATGGAGCTATGCAAGCTAATATCTGTCTTGTACCTGGTGAAAGTCAGGAAGCTGATATAAATACAACCTGTAATTGGGGTGGGTCTTTTCCATTAAATATTGCTTGTCAATTAATTGATGAGCATGGTGGCTGGATTAAACCAGATAAAATTATGTGGAGACCAAAACCAGAAACCAATAGCCCTCTAAAACTTAAACTAAGTTATAAAAATTCCAAAGTGCCTGAAAAAACAATATGTGGTAAATGTGGTAGTAATGAAGGAAGTTTTGAACTACATTCTTGTCCTTATGCTTGTGAAATAAACGATGATCATAGTGAAAACTGTAATTGTTGTGAAAATTGTTCACATCAATGTGCAATGGATGTTTAATTTTAAATCCAATTATGATAAACCTAAAGAAAAACGTATATATTTATGATATTGAATCTGATGGACTGTTAGATACAGCTTCTAAGATTCATTGTTTAAGTATATGCTGGCGAGATACTAATGGTAATGTACAAACTAAATCTACAACAGATTATGACGAAATGAGAAAATTCTTTACTAATAAGAATATTACCAGAATAGGTCATAATATTACCTTGTATGATGAAAGAGTCGTTACTAAATTGCTTGGAATTGACACACTACAAAGCAATGATCAAATTATTGATACTCTTGCCTTATCATGGTATCTATATCCTGAAAGAAATAGACATGGCTTAGAAGAGTGGGGTAAAGATTTTGGTATTCATAAAGTTGAAATAAAAGATTGGAGTAACTTATCTGCTCAAGAATACATTCACAGATGTGAAGTGGATACCAAAATTAACCTCAAACTCTGGGAGAACTCTCTTTGTGCATTAGGTCAAATTTATGATAATGATGAAGCTGAAATGATTAGATTCATTCAATATCTTCAATTTAAGTTAGACTGCATAAGAGAACAGGAAACTGAAAAAATTAAACTTAATATTCCTCACATAGAAGAAACGCTCAGGAAAGCTAAACAGGAAAAATTTGAGAAAGAAGAAGTTCTTAGAACTGCTATGCCTCAAGTACCTATTAAGACAACCAAAATTTACAAGGATGTAATAGTCCTTGAAAATGGAGAGTTTTTTGAAAGAGGAGATATAATGTTTGATCACTATTTCAGAGAAGGATACAGACCTAAAATGGAACACACAGTTGAAATTATTAGGTCTTATAAAGATCCAAATCCTAACTCTAATGATCAGAAAAAAGCCTGGTTATTTAGCTTAGGATGGAATCCTATTACTTTTGAACACAAGAAAAATGATGATGGAACTCAAAGAAAAGTACCACAAATAGCTTCTCCTAAAAAGGATGGATCTGTTTGTGATAGTATTAAAGCTTTGTTTAGTAAAGAACCAAGACTTGAAGTGCTGGAGGGACTTAGTATCCTTTCACATAGAATTTCTCTATTAGAAGGAATGCTGGAAAATAGCAAAAATGGATATATAGAGCCGTCTATGGGAGGTTTAACTAATACTTTAAGACTCAAGCACGTAAATATTGTAAATCTACCTGGTGTTGATAAATTCTTAGGTAAAGAAGTCAGAGGATCTTTAATAGCTGAAACAGATGGTATTCTTTGTGGATCAGATATGTCTGGTCTTGAAGACACTACTAAGCAGCATTATATGTATTTCTATGACCCTAAGTATGTGACAGAACTTAGAACTCCTGGTTTTGATCCTCACTTGGATATTGCTCTCTTAGCTGGTATGCTTACTCAGGCCCAGGTTGATGAACATAAGCTTTTTGAAAAAACTAAAGGTAAAGAAGGAAAATCTCATAAACCTGTAAGACACAAAGCTAAGACAGTGAATTTCTCAGCTATTTATGGTGCTGGTGCGCCAAAAATTGCTGCAACTCTTAATGGCCCTCTTAAAGAAGCTCAAAAGCTACATAAGATCTATTGGGAGAGAAATAAAGCTGTTAAACAAGTTGCTGAGGCTTGTGAAGTAAAACAAATCGGAATTAAGAAATGGTTGAAAAACCCTATCAGTGGATTTTGGTATAGCTTAAGAGCTGAAAAAGACAGATTTAGTACACTCAATCAGGGAACTGGTGTTTACTGCTTTGATATGTATATCATGGAAGTAAGAAAAAGAGGTATTAGAATTAGTCTTCAGATGCACGATGAAATATTGTTTAAAACCACAGAATCAGCAAAAGAATTTGTTAAGTCAGAATTGACAGAGTCTATCAAGGCTGTTAATGCTAAAGTTCAACTTAACGTACCTTTGGGTATTTCAATAGACTTTGGTACTAATTATGCTGATTGTCATTAATTGTTAGCTATGTTTAAATTAAAGAAAACACAAAAACCATATACTATTCCTAAAATAGGTGATGTTTTTGAACTTAAGGGTCAAAATGTAGTTTATACTGTTTCTGAAATTGATAATAAAGAAGATAAAATTAAAGTAAATAATGGTGACCAATATATAAAAATTGATACTTACTTTAAATCTTTACAGAACGGAAAACTTATATTAAAACCCAGACTTGATAAATAATAACCTATGTCACTATTCAGTATCAAATTAAAAACCAAAAATGGAAATGACGTAAAGAAAAAAGAGACTTTTACTGTTTGGTTTAGAATCAAATATGCTCAAGGAATTAAAACCACTGCTGAATATACATATCGTATTCTTCATAGTCATGGTGTTGATGATCCACAGAGAGTACTTGAACTTAAAGCAGCAAAAGATGTCAAATCCATAGAAGATCTAACTTTAAAAGTTATGCTCAATATGTGTCATATAATTAGTCAAATAGCTATTAAACATAATATTGATCCTGACTTTATCTTATTCTTTTCTCCAGATTTTGGAGGTAAAAATCAATCCTGGAAGTTTCTACAAGATACTTTTAAAAGACCTAAAGCTGAAAAAGATAAATTTGGTAATTTTACTAATGTAATTATGAAAGAGACCAATTGGCTTCAAGGCTTTACTATGGATTATGACAATACCTGGACAAATGAAAATTGTAAAAGACTTAAGATTAAAAAGAATGAGTTAGATATGCTTAAAACCTTTGGAGACATAAACTCCAAAACTATGATCATGTCTATTGATCCAAACAAAGACAAAACAAAGTACGCTAAATCCATTCATATATGTAAGATGTTACAAGATAGAATTGACAGAAACCTACAAATAACAATAGATGATAAGTCAATGCTTAATGAAACTTAAAACATATCACAATGGGAAAAATGAAAGAACTCTTTATGCAACAGAATTACCCTTATGGCGTAGATCTGGAAAGAGAATATCTAGTTGATGATGTTCTTGCCCAGGAAGAGAATTATCTCAGATATAAATCTCTTCAGCAGGAAGAAGAAATGAATACTCTTAAAACTAAAATCGAAGTAGCACATGGAACAACCATTGAGATTAATACAGAAAAACCCCAGACTTATAGAGAATTTGCGTTCAATTAACATGGATTTTAATCATCTGTTTATCCTGGAGTGCTTTGTAGATAAGGAGGACAAAAAGCTTATAGAAATGTACACCATACCATCTATGAAAGACTTTAATATGTCCACCGCTTATCAATGGCTTAAGAAAAATGAATATCTGGTAGAAGATCCGAATGATGTGTCTAAATTGATTATCTCTATAAAAGGAGAAGATTTATTAGAACAATTAATTTCTTCTAATAAAGAACCCCTTGAAAATCATAGAGTTGTAATTGTTAACAACACTAAAACTCCAGATGAGTGCTTCGAAGAATGGTGGAAAGCTTATCCAAGCTCTACTTCCTGGAAATCAGATGATGGTAACACTATTTTTAGTGGTAGCAGAACTCTGAAAAACTTGAGAAAACCTGCTGCAAAAGGAAGATATTTAAAACTTCTGAATCAAGGATATAAGCATGAAGATCTACTGGGTAGTTTGCTGTATGAGGTAAAACTCAAAAAGCTGGATAGTATTAAGAAAAATACTAATCAAATGGACTATTTCAAAGGGTTAGAAGCTTATCTTAACCAGGAGTGTTATCTTAGCTTCATTGATGAATATAAAGCTAATCCATCCTTTGTAAAAGCAGAACAGATAAAAGGTAAAAAAGCTAATGTCACAGATATTTAAGTTATATTTGCAACTACAAATAACAGCAAATAATAACTAAATAATCTCTATGATAGGAAAAAAATCAAAATTTGAGGAGCATGAACGAAAATCTAAATCCCAAGTTCAAGATCAGAAGAACCTCAACACCACTTTGGATGCAGGATCAGGAGAAGGAGAAGATAAGAAGGGAGAATGTAGCAATGAGGCATCACTTGATAATATTAAATCTGGAAAAACGCATGGAGAACATGAGGAACGTTTTGCCATTGAATCCTTATACACCGAGGGATGTGGCTCTGAAGAAGAAGTTGAAGAAATTCCAGAAGAGATACAACAAGTTGAAGAGAGATATACCTTGCCTAGATCCCCAGGGAATAGCTCTAAAGAAAGCAGAGAATCATCTGTTACAGATATACCCTCTGAGAAAACTCAAAGTGATTCAAAAACCCCTACAATCCTTACCCCCCAAAACATAAAAACAGATACAGATCTCTTATGGGATGAAATCTGTAATGGTGTAAAAGGTAAGAATAGTGGTATTCCTATGGGATTTAATAGGTTGAATAAGTATCTGGGCCTCAGAAAGTCCATTTACACGACCATTGGAGCTGCTGCCGGGTGTGGTAAAACATCCCTAGTAGATTGCGCCTATGTGTTAAATCCTTATGATTGGTATATCAAAAACAAGCACAAATCCACTACAAATGTCCAATTTGAAGCAATTTACTTCTCTATGGAGAGGAAAAAAACTTACAAATTGGCAAAATGGCTTTGTATGAAGATCTGGAAAGAAGAACATAAGCTTGTAACTACTGATGAACTTCTTTCATGGCAAAGCACTCTAAGCCCTAAGATACAAGAAATGGCTAAATTCTATATTGATCATTACTTTAAAGAAATGACTGAATCTGGAGTAGTAACCATTATTGATGGACAACAGAATCCTACGGGGATTTACAAGTTTCTAAAATCTCATGCTCTTAAAAAAGGTAAAATTGAGGAAATCAGTGAGTTTGAACACAGATATGTTCCTAACAATGACAATCTGATTACAAATGTGGTACATGACCACGCTGGAAAGACTAAGAATGAGAATATTGGTGGAAAGTATGATAAAAAGCTTTCTATTGATAAGGCCAGTGAATACTATTGCTGGGCCAGAGACTTTTTAGGATACTCTCCAATCATGATTAATCAGTTTAATAGAACCTCTTACCAGGATATTCAGTTTGCCAAAAAAGAAGGTGGAGATCCAGATCCTACTGTGGAATACTGGAAAGACTCTGGTAACGTTATTGAGGATTGTGATGTAGCCATAAGCTTGTTTAACCCATATAAGTACTCTCTTGAAGAGTATATGGGTTATACAGTTAATGATTTTACTGACGCATCTGGAAATAACAAATTTAGAGGCTTAAAAATCATAAAAAACTCTTATGGAACTGACAATCTTAGGATTGGTCTTGGTTTCTTAGGTGAAGTTTCGCTCTTTAAAGAGCTGACAAAATCGAAAGAAATTAGCCAAAAAGAGCTAAATTCTGTAATAAGTAACGACTTTTTCTTGGATTTCTAACTTTATTATGCTATTTTTACATGATGAATATTAGAGATAAATTACAAGAAAATTGGGCTGAAGAATTTGTCAATGCTGGAGGTCAAGGAATTTTACATCTTTGTCCCAGAGCTGGCAAAATCAGAACAAGCATTAGAATATTCAAAAAGTATCAAAAAATATATGGTTATAAACCAAAAATTTTGATTGCTTATCCAGATAAAAATATTCAAAAAGCTTGGGAAGATGATATTCAAGCCGTAGGATATAAGAATTCTAATATAACTTATGTTACTCATGTGTCATTAGCAAAAGAAATTGGAAATTCATATGATATTATAGTTTGTGATGAAATTCACTTATTATCAGCAAATCAAAAGAATAATTTCAATAAGCTTTTTAATAATACTAGAAGTGAATATATATTAGGATTATCTGGCACGTTGGCTGAGAACACAGAGTTTGAACTCAGAAGAGATCTGAATTTAAAGGTTATCTCAAGCTATACTTTAGATGAAGCCATTACAGATGGACTTATATCCGATTACAGAATCAATATTATAAAAACAGAGCTTGACAACACCACAATTGTGGATGTGAAAAAGAAAAGAACTGAAAAAGAAAAATACAGAGCTTTGACTTGGGTTATAGAGAACAAGGGACAGAACCTTTTTCTGAGTCTATCGAGGATGAGGATTGTACATAATTCACTATCGAAGACAGAAATCACCAAAAAGTTACTCAATAGCCTCAAGGATAAGCGTGTATTAGTTTTTTGTGCTAACAATAAAGTAGCTAAAGCTCTTGGTTGCAAAGTACATACAGCTAAATTCAAAAACCAGGATGAGTTTGATAAATTCATAGGTGACACCTCAAAGTATAATCATATGGCTGTCTGTAAGATAGGCAATACTGGTTTAAGCTTTAAGTCCCTGGATCACATAGTTGTCAATGCTTTTGACAGTAATTCTGAGAACTTGACTCAGAGAATATGTAGAAGTTTAATTCTTGATGCAAAAGGAAAAATTTCTACTATTTACATTATCAGCTCAAAAGAGAAAGCTGAACTCAAGTGGTTAGAAAAATCTCTTGAATTTTTTGATCAAACAAAAATCAAGTACTATGAGCGATAAAAATGTAACTGAATTGGCAGCAGTAAAATTGCCAACAGAATCCGTTGATTTTTTGAGAAGAAACCCTGAACTAGCTGAAAAAGCTGGTAAACTTATGGTTTCTTTAATAGAAATCAATCAGGTAAAGAAATCTGTAATTGATTTGTTTAAACATCCTGACTTGTTTAAACCGTTTCTTAAGGATGGTACTGAACAAGAGCTTGCTAAATTTGTAGAGGATGCTTTAGCTTCTGCTGATGGCGCAATGAAATTTAACAATCTTCCTCCTGGTGCTTTTGAAAAAGTAGTAGAACAAATGGGAGACAGGATGTTAGCAACAGAAGTTCATGTAGCAAATGGGCCTGGTAACAAAGAAGTTTCAGTGCCTAATTTATAATTAAAATTGAAAAAGTAAATGAGTACATTCACGATCAAGCCAAAAAGAGTAATTCCTGACACATTGTTGTTTTCTGCTAAACCAAAAATAGGCAAGACAACACAACTATCAAAGCTTAAGGGAAATTTAATTATTTCTCTGGAGAAAAACGGATCTGATTTTCTGGAAGAAATTGACACAGTTGATTGCACAGACATTCTTACAGCTTCAGTAGAAGATATTACAAATCTTCTTACAAAAGATGTAAAAACTAAAGTGTTAGATATTGCGGAAATTCATAATCCAGCAGATAGGATTAAAGCTTTAAATAGAATCCTGAATGCCCTTATTAAACTTGGAAAGCCTTATGACTATGTAAGTATTGACACTATCACTCAAGCAGATATGGATGCTGAATGGGCTGGTACTGAGCTTTACATGGATAGTCTTCAAGGTAAATCATTTAACAGACAGAGTATTACTGGACAACCATCTACTAAATGGCCAAGACTTACTTATGGAGATACTGAATACCAATCAGTTATTGAAATAGGACAAAATGGTTGGAGATGGAGTAGGACTATCATGGTAGATCTTCTTAACCTTTCAAGAGGTGCAGCTAAAAAATGCACTATCTATGTGAGTCACATTAAAGACAAGATGTTGTCTAAAGGTGATAAAGGAGAAGTGTTTATCAAAGATATTGCTCTAACTGGTGCAGTAGCAGACATTTATGCAAGAAATGTAAGTGCTGTTGCTTCTGTATGGCCTGAATATAAAGAAGAAGGTCATGATCTGATGATTTCTTTCAAGGGAAATGAGGATAAAACAGGTGGAAACAGAGGAAAAATAGGCTCTTATGAGGGAGTCTTTGACTGGGAAAAAATCTTCGAAATTTAAGAAAATAAATTTTGGTAGTTTGAAGAAATTAGTTAAATTGCAAGTACAAATAACACACTTGAATTTTTAACTTAAAAACTTGAACTATGGCTTTAAAAGGCAAAGAAAAAGAAAACAAATCGTTCAGCAAGTACGTTGGCTTATTTAACGCCTTCGTTGTAGCTGTAAACCCAAGCAAAGATGAACTTGGCAAACTCCTGGGTGCTACCATTGAAAAAGAACCTGAATATACTGGTTCAAACAGTGAAAACGGTGCGCCGAGACTCACTGTAAGTTTCTGGCTTAAAGAAGAACAAACCGGAAGTCTCTTTAATGTGAGATTTAACATTGAAGATACAGTAGTAGTTAGTAAATCTGGTCTTAACCAGTACATTAACTCAATTGGTACTACATCTTATGCTAATTCTCCTGATGCTGTTCCTGATTTTGTGAAAGCAAGACCAGTAAGACAAGCTAAGAAAGGTGAAGAATTACTTTACAAATTTCTCAGAAATTGGCTAAGTGATCTTAACTACGAAGATGAAAGTACAGAATTGATGATGGATTGGAAAAAACTGATCTCAGGTAAGGTAACTGAACTGAGAGATGCTATTGACGCTTTTAGTACAAAGACAATCTGTGCTATGGCTACTGTAAGAACAGCAGATGATGGAAAAGAATATCAAGCTGTTTATAGCTATGAATTCTTACCAAGTTTTGCTCTTGATTGTTTCAACGGTAAAGCTAAGAAACAATACAAATCTGTTGATAAGTTCATTACTAAAGTCCAAGACGCCGAATATGGTTGTAAAGACTATTATGAACTTACACCTTTGAAGGAGTACGATCCTTCTAAAAATGTAGTTAACACTACTAATAGCCCAATCGTACAAAAATCTAATGTTACAGTTGCTTCTCAGCCACAAGCTGTTACAGCTTCTGCAATTGATGATTTGCCATTCTAATTTTAGTAACAGGCGGTATAACCAATAAAACCCTGGGAGTTTCTCCTGGGGTTTTTTATTGGATTAAATAAAAGTTTATGTCAATTTTTAAATGTAAACTTATATCACAAGAAGGGTGTTTTGATAAGAAACTCTTCTTTTATTGTGATAGTATTTCATTGTATCAATTTTGTTGGTATCCATCTTCAAAAAGTTATAGAATAAGAGCTATTAATCTTCAAGAACCATTACCATCAGATTATACACATGAAGAAATAGTACTTTTAACTAGACCAAATACAAATGGAAATATTCCTTTTAGATTATCTGAATAATTATGATTAACGGAAAAGAAAAAGAGAAACTTAGTAAAGAAGCTATCCTTAGTAAAATTGATGACTACAACATTATAAGATTTTACTTGGGCCAAGACTTTGACTTCAAAAAAAAGTTCTCAAGTCCATTCAGAGGAAAGACTGATAATAAGCCAAATCTTTGTTTTTTTCCAGGTGATAAAGGTAAGATTTTATTTAAGGATTTTGCCAATGGTAAAGGAGGTGATTGTTTTAAATTCGTACAAGAATTACATAACATTAACTTCCACCAGGCTCTTGTGAAAATTGACAAGGATTTTGGATTAGGAATCCAGTCTCCTATCAAAGCAAATTTTAAAGTCCAATTGAAAGAAAAACCGGACTCTATCCACAAACAGACCAAAGTTATCCAAATTGTTCCAAAAGACTTTACCCATGAAGAATTAGAGTATTGGGGTAATTATCAAATAACAAAAGAAGATCTTCAACGCAAGAATGTGTTTAGCATCGAAAAGCTGTATATTAACAAACAACTTGTTCCCAACTACAATAAGGAAATTAGATTTGCTTATTTATTTGATGATTATCTCAAAATTTATTCTCCCTTAAGCCAGGAGTTTAAATGGATCTCTTCTACGCCAAATGATTTTATGTCTGGATTTGATGATATTAAATTCAAGATATTTAAAGGATTTCAGGCTAGACGGCTTATAATTTCCAAATCTGTCAAGGATGAGATAGTCTTATCCAAATTTTTTACAGATGTTTGTAGCACACAAAACGAAAGCAAAGAAGCTATTAATGAGGAGAATATGTCATGGATATTGAAAGGTTATAAACCTGAAGATGTCTATATCTCATATGATAATGACGAAGCTGGAGTTCAGGCAAGTCTTTACTATACTAAAAAATATGGGTTCAAATATGTCAATGTACCTAAAATTTATAGAAGAGAAGGGATTAAAGACTGGGCGGATCTTGTAAAGCACAAAGGTCTGAAGACAATGGAAAATTATCTAAAAATTAAAAAATTAATTTAAAAACCAAGATGTATGTCTAAGGTATTTTTCACACACACGACAAAGCTGGACATCGTTAAAGATGGTCTTGTACCAGCAGCCACTATTGCTATCAAAAAGGTTGGCAATAAATTTCATTATGGAGTAGCAATTTGCTCCAAATACGACAACTTTTCCAAAAGATATGGAAGAGAAGTTGCAGAAAACAGACTGAATCAGGGATTTGGTGTACTTGATATTCCTTCACCTCTTAAAGATGTTGAAGACAGACCAGCTACATTGGCTCAACTTTATAACTTAGCTGCTTCCGTTGTTGTCAAAAACAAAAAATGGAAGAAGAGAATAACAAAGTTTAACCTGGCTCAAAAACAGGGTGCAAAAATAATCAATTTAACTAACACTGAAAAACAGAACTAATGCCTGAACTAGCCCCTAAAAAGGTTACACTTTCACAGGTTGTGGAAGACCTTAACTCTGGTTTAACCAGATGGAAAAAAGATGATATAGGTTTTGGAAGTTTAGAAAAGAAGTATAATCTTCAGATGTCTGAAATGATACAACTTTTGGCTCATCCAAAACTTCAGAATGTAGAAACTAAAATTCCTACATTTATCATTATTGATGATATTGAAGATATAGCTCTAGAAACTACAACCATACAGGTAGCTGAAACTAAAGAGATATTATCTCCTCAAGTCAAAACTACTATTGTGGTTCAAAAACCTGTAATAGAAAAAAAGAAAGTTGAAGCATTTATCTAAAAAATTTATACAATGACCCAAATAGCTGAAGCAGTAAAAAAAGACCTTGAAAAAGGTAAAACCCAAATTGAAGTTGGAAACCCTATTAACATGAAAAAATCAATCGAAATAAAAGGTCACAGAACCTTTGAAACATCCCTGTTGGGTAAAGAAGAAGCTTTCAGACTTTTGTCTTTAGCAGAAGCTTTACAACTGGGTATCTTATTTGTTGGCCCTCCAGGTACAGGTAAGACTAAAATCGTAACTGACTATACTAAAGGAATGTTTGATCTTACTGATCCTGATCATATTCAACATTTCAATGAGGAAGGTGTATTTATGCTGGAAACAGATGAAGGTACAAAGTCTTCTGAAATTAAAGGTGTAGTTAACCTGGAAAAACTGGTAACAGAAAATAAATATGAGATTGATTCTCATATTACTGAAGCTGATACTGTGATTATTAATGAAGTAGATAAAGCCAGCTCTGCACTCAGAAATGCTTTATTGGGTATTATGAATGAAAGAGTGCTGTTTAATGGTAAAGAGAAAAAGAAGTGTAAATGGAAGCTTTTTGTTGCTACTTGTAACGAAATTCCTAAAGATGAGGTGGGTTCACCTTTCTGGGACAGATTTGCACTTAAAATGACCATTAACAGGCTTGCAGCAGGTGAACTTATCAAATACTATAAAGGTGGTGATAAGAATTATTCTACTAAAGTTAAGATCAATGTTCCTACTAAAGAACAAATTGAGAAAGTAGTAGTTGCACCTGATAAGCTGGAAAAATTCATCAATGTAGCGTATAAAGCTTGTTCTGACAGAACTTTGTCTTTTGTACCTATGATGGCCAGAGCTATCAGCCTGGTATATAACTGCTCTGTTGATAAAGCTCTTATTAAAGCTTGTGAACTGTTGGTTGATAAAACCACAGCAGAAAAATTATCTAAAGAACTTCTTAGTTCTGAAAAAAGAGCTATTATGGATAAAGTTGATATGATTTCTGGTATGAGTAATGAGCAGCAAATCGAAAAAGCAATGATAGAGATTGAAACTATGGTTGCAAACTTTGCTGGACAGGGTAAATTCAGTAACTCTGATATCAATGAACTTAAACAACTTGTTGAAGCTGCTATGCAGAATCACCCATACTACAAAATTGAAGTTGAAACTGACGATTTAGGTGATCAGGAATAATTTATAACTTTCTAAAACCAACAAAATGGCAAAAGCTAAAGTGAAGGCGGATACCCTTCTTAGAAAGATCCAAAAAGGTGGAAAAGGTGTTGGTGGAGGACATTTTAATCAGGGCGTCAGTAATATGATGTCTAAGTTTAATTTTTCTGGCACTAATAACGACAGAATACAGATCTTTAAAAAGAGGGAAATAGTACAACCATACCTTCACCCTCTTGATAGCATGATGGTCAACGAACAGGTTGAGAAAGTTGTAAAATCAGCTTTAAAGAATATTGACCCAAAAATTGAAGAGAATTATTCTAAGTTTCTGCCAACTCACCTTGTAAATGATTTATATTCATTATATTATAATCCATCTAACAGAATGAAATTTGAAGGATTGGATAAAACTAATGAAGTTAAGTTTGGTATTTTGGATAGCATTAATAATAGTCTTCTTAAGATAGTCACAAATAACTCACATATAGGCTCTTATGTCTATACAGAGGCAATCGGACAGTTCTTGTATAAGAAGTTTATGGAAATGCCTCCAGAACAGCAACAGAAGCTCCAGGATAACCTTAATAACTGTAATCAAGGTGGTGGAGGAGGAATGCCACCCCCGCCAGGAGGAGGTTCTAATAAGCCAAATCCAGGTGGAAACCAGCCCCCAGATCCAAATCAACCTCAACAACCAGGACAAGGTAAGGGTAAACCTTCAAAAAATCCACCAGATGATGAGGATGAAGAAGGATTTACACCACCAGATGAGGATATTGATGATGATATTGAAAGCCCTTCTAAGGGAGATGAGCAAAGTAATAGAGATGGAGATAATAATCATCAGGGAGCTGCTAATAACTCTGGAAAATCTGGAAGAGGGTCTCAAACAGATATGTCCCAGGAAGCTGCTGATCAGATGGATAAAGATCTCAAAGACATGGTAGATAAGCTTAACTCTAAACAATCTCAAAAAGAGCTTGAACAGGCTTTGAAAAAAGCTGATGAAAAGCTTGAAAAACTGAGAGATGTAGGTGTTGACATTGAAAATGATGAAGAGATGCCAGAAAGTGAAAAAAGGGAAATCATTAAGAACTTAAATAATCTTGATTCTATCAGGAAATCATTACAAGCTCTTAGTACATCTAAAGATAAGATTCTCAAAGCAGTAGAAAAGATTCTTAATGGAACTACTAACTACTTCTCTCAGAAATGTATCCAAAATGATGTAGAACTTTTTGAAGCTGATCAGCTACTTGACATCAACGGACTTGAGTTTTTACATCCACTTTTCCGTAACTCCAGACTTTTTGATCTTTCTGTAACAGAAAGAAGATATATAGGAAAGTTTGATCTCTACGTGGATTGCTCTGGTTCTATGGGAGCTGGTTGCGGAGGAGATCTTGCTGGTGTTCCCAGGATTGATCTGGCAAAATCTTTGGCTATGCAAATGAAGGAGTTAGGAATCTTAGGAGACCTTTACGAATTTGAGGACAGGCCAAAGAAGATCATGAACACCGATATGTCTATCTTAATGATGGCCGCAAGAGGTGGTACAGACATCGAATATGTTTTGAAAAATATTTTGAAAACTGGAAATAATTCCGTAGTTTTGAGTGACGGTGAGAGCCATGTAGATAGCTACACTCACAAAGCATTCTTTATCGGAGTTGGTACTGATTTCAGTTATTTTAAAAACACAAAAGGTGCTGGACAAAAGTTCGTAGAAGAAGGACAATGTGTTTATTATAATGGCAAATCTTTCGAAGAAGTGATGCCAAGAGGTACAAACTAAAGATAAAAGAAATCAGATTTTTTAACAAATGAACAGCTAATGACCGGGAAAAGAGTTAATGCAAGAACAAAAGGGCATAATTTTGAGAGGGAAATAGCGAAGATGTTTAGGGATGAACTTGGATTTAAGTTTGCAAAAACTTCCAGGTTTGCCTCTAGAATTCTTGACAATTGCAAAGTTGACATTGCCGGAATCCCATATTTAGTGCAAACTAAATCAGGTTATGCAAAAGCCAGACCAAAACCTGAAGAAATTTTTCAGGAAATGGAAGACTTACTTAAAGCAAACTTTGAACCTAAAGACCCTGTTCATCAATACCCTAAGATGTTGATACACAAAATTACAGATAGAAAAAAATATCATAATTTTGTTACAATGCCTTATAATGATTTTAAATATCTTTTAATTAACCAAAAAGAAGTTGCTTAAGCAATCTTGCTGGTAGCTGAAAGGTTCGTAAGTGGGTAGTCAGGTAGATTACTCAGCCAGCAAAACTTCTTTAAATTTTATTTTGTTTATGATAGGAACAAAAAGCAAGTTAACTGTTGACAACACAGAAAACAAGGTTGTACTAATTGACTCAGATAGTCTTATGTACTTTAGTAGTTATGGCTCGGAAGAAGATCAAATTCTTTCAGAGACTAAACTTTCAGAAAAAATATACGATATACTTAACATAGTAGGAAATTCCTATAATGTAGAAAAGTATTATGTTTTTGTGAAAGGTAGTAACAACTTTAGATATAAGATTTTTCCTGAATACAAGAAGAACAGACCGGAAAAGCATCCTATTATAGACGTTTTGAACAAGTACCTTGTGGATAACTTTGATGCAATTGAAGCCCACAATGCTGAAAGCGATGATTACGTTTTTAGCTACTCTCAACTTCCTGAATATCAGGGTAGGACTATTATCTGTTCAGTAGATAAAGATTTACTTCAAATACCAGGATTACACTATGATTACCAAAAAAACAAATTTCATGTCATTGATGAAGAAACTGCCAGATATAATTTGGCTATTCAAATGATTATGGGAGATGCTGCTGATGGAATTCCATGCTTGAGAGGATATGGCCCAAAAAAAGCACAAGCTCTTATCCAAAAGAAAATGACCCCATTTCAATGTATTAAGGTCATTTTAAAAGAGTACCAGAAAAATTGTTTATCACCAGAAGAAGCGAAAGCTCAAATTAGGTTAAACTACAAATTACTTAAACTTCAAAAGGTTGCAGTTGAGTCTCAGACTAAACACGAACCTGCTGGAAAATTCTAAACAATAAACAATTATTATGGTAGAAAAATCACAAATTGATGAAGTTATAGTTGATAGTCTTCAAGTAGATGAAGAAGGATACAAGGAAGTAAAAACTATTGGAATTGCTGAGTTAATAAAGCTTGGTATTAAAGATGTTCCTGGTTTTCTTCAAGGACTACTTGATGCTGAAAATGATACAGATTTCAACGAATCTTCTGATGACTATGTAAAAGGGTATAGATATGGAAAAACAGGTAAGTTCTAATACCGAACAACAAAAACAAGATTTATTTAATAAAACTACTGTATTTCTGACTAAATTCATTTTTGGAGACAATTTTGATATGCTCAGAAAAATAGGATACGTAGATAGCTACACTTCTGATCCAAATATTAATAATATTATTACATTGGGTGAGAATCAAAGATTTTTATTTCTGTTATTTAAAAATAACAAACTTAATGTCAATGAAATGAAAAAAGTAGTTGGTGATTTAGCTATTGTTCCTTCACAGATAGTTTTCTCATACGAGTTAGTAAATGACTATTCTATGGTAGTCATTGACTTTCCCGAAAAATATACTCAAGATTACGATCACGTAACCAAAGGTATGTACTCTAAGCTCTCAGAAGGCTTTAAAGAGAAATTCCCTATATCCAGAGATGTTTTTAATAGCAAAAAAATCAGAGTAGGTAAAGAGTGGACACTTTATTACCATATATTCAATAAAACTGAATGGCTAAAAAACTTCTGGATGGAAAGATTGGGTCTTATTGAGCTTGATGACAAGCTTGAACTCTGGGAAAAACCAGGAGACTCAGATCTTATTTTTAACGTAAATAAAATCATTCCACTATAAAATTATAACAATGGCTGATGAAAGAGATAACACCGGAAATGATATTGGAAGAAGAAGTCCTGATGCAGAAGTTTCTCCAAATACAGAAATTGGAAGAGAACAGGTATCACATGATGATAGAAATGCAAAAACAAGAGGAACTGAAATGGTTGGGGAAAGTGAAGGACAAAAAAGTTCTAAAACTGCACCTACCAAATCTACCAATATCCTAAACGAAGAACAAATATTTGACAGCTTAGAAAAATACGTTGCTGCTGCTTTAGATAATGAAATTGTAGCATTTAATAGTATTAAAATTAAAAGAACTTGGCCAGAATCTTATAATGAGCTGGTAAAGTTCATGAATGAAAGAACCAATGTAGGAGAAATGGATGATGAAACTATCATGGGAGTATTTATGTACTCTCCAAGAACAGTTACATACAACTTTTTTGATTCTAAAAAGATTTTTGTAAATATTATTGGTTCTGATCAACACTGGATATATACACCAGAAAGTAATGAATCTTCAAAAGAAATATATCCTAATCGTACATTATGTGAAGTTGCGGCATATATTGAAGCTTTTAACAAACTCGAAAAACAACTAACATCTAAAAAATAAATCATGAAAAGACTTGCAGTTCCTATTAAGTTTAAAAGAATACATAAAAATGCAGTAATTCCACAATATGCAACACCGGGTTCAGCTTGTGTAGACTTAGTAGCCACCGAAATTATCTACGAAGATGAAAATAAAGTGACTGTAAAGTATGGTTTTGCTGCTCAGATTCCTGATGGTTATAAGGTATTAATTCAACCAAGAAGCTCTTTTACCCATAAATCATGGGTTATGGCAAATTCTCCTGGTCAGATAGACTCTGATTACAGAGGAGAATGGATGTCTAAATTTGAAGCTATTCCTGTGGGAGTAAACTCTAAAATGAGTGGAACTACCCTAAGTTATGAGGAATTTCCTTATAAAGTAGGAGATCGAATAGTTCAATCTTCAATTGAGGTAAATATTCATATGAAATTTATCGAAGTAGAGGATTTGGAAGATAGCATTAGAGGTGAAGGCGGATTTGGCCATACTGGAAAATAATTTTGTTTAGTCATTCATATATGCCTCCTTTTAAACCCGGTGATTTCTATCCTGGGTTTTTTATTAAAACTAACAATTATGTTTAAATTTAAAGTAAAAAGTAAAGGAAAAACAACAGCATTAACTTCTATAAACAAAACATCAACTCAATCAGTTATAAAAAAAGGATCTATTGTTAACTATTGTAATCCTTATTCAAATTTTAATAGTAATGAACACTTAGAACCTAACCATAAAGAACAACTTGTTTTACATGAAGAATATGAGTTAACAGAAAATCCAATGTATTATCGTCAGGAAAGTTCGTCAACTACATATAAAGGTAGTTTTTGGTACTGTCCTTTAAAAAGGATTTCAAATGGTCACTTTATAACTGCTAATGTTGGTCTTGATAGTTTTTGTATTTTTGAAAAATTATGAAAAAAGCTGCTTTTTTCTCCTTCTTGGAAAACATGGACAAAATTTCCAATGAAATTGAAACAAAACAAAAGAAAGAGGCTATCGGGATGATAGTGTCTTCATTACAACGTCCATTCGCAGAGGTTCTACGCACCGTATGTGAAAAACAAATCAAAGACGTAGAAGAACTTAAAAAATCATTAGGATGGCAAAAAGTGTTTTAAAAATTTATGATGATAGCAAGAACTATACTTGCCAAGTCATTAAACTTCCTACTAAAGTACCAATAAAAGGTCTTGATAACTTAGTAGAAGTCAATTATCAGGGTAATTCTGTACTTGTAAGTAAAGACAGTAATCCTGATGATCTTTATTTGTTTTTTCCTGCTGAAAGTCAACTTTCACATGATTTCTTACATCAAAATAACTTATACAGACATGAAAATCTTAATAGAGATCCTAATCAAAAAGGATTTTTTGAAGACAACAGAAGAGTAAAAGCTATTAAATTTAAAGGTGTTATTTCTTCTGGATTTATTATTCCTATTAGTTCTTTTGAAATAATTTCTGGAGGATCTGGACTTTCTCTTGGTGATGAGTTCAATGAAATTTCTGGATACGAGGTATGCAGAAAATACGTAAGAAAAAGAAATCAGGCATCAGGTAACCCTAAAAGTGCAAAAGAAGGTATTCTTGATCAGATTATTGACAAAAAACAAGCTCCTGAGCATCCAGATACAGGTCATCTTATGCGTAATTTGCACAAGTTCACTCTGGATACTCCTATTGTAGTAAGTTATAAACTTCATGGTACTTCTGCCAGAACATACAATGTACTGGTAAAAAAGAAACTTAACTGGAAAGCTAAACTCGCCAAATGGTTAGGTGTAGAAGTAGTTACGGAGGATTATGATTACGCAGTATGCAGCAGAAGATGTGTTAAATCTGTTGGTTTTGAAGAACTTCCTAACAAGAACCATTTCTTTAAATCTGGAGATCTTTGGTCTGAAGTTGCAAAAATTTGGTTTCAAGACAAGTTAAATAAGGGAGAATCAGTGTATTATGAGATTTGTGGTAAAACATATACTGGAGAAGAAATTCAAGGTGGATACAGTTATGGCTGGGAATCACCAACCATATTTGTTTACAGAATTGCTAATATCAATGCTCAGGGTATTGAAGTAGATCTTTCTTACGAGCAAATGAAAATCAGATGTGGTCAATTGGGATTAGATGTAGTTCCTGAATTTTTTAAGGGTACATTTGGTCAGTTTATTGAAAAATATGATAATGGCCAAACTTATGTAGACTTTGAAGAACCAATGACCAGAATATTTTATAACCGTCTTCTTGAAAAACCTTCTATTTTTGATCCTAATGTAGTTGAGGAAGGATTTTGTATAAGAATTGACAGCTCATATCCAAAAGCTGAAACATTTAAAATCAAATCTAAAAAATTCCTTGAATATGAGTCCAAAGCTCTGGATAAAGAGATGGTAAATATGGAAGATGATCAAACTGAAAGCAATGAAGGAAGTTCAACGGAAGAAAGCAATCCTGGAAATACTTAAGTCTTATGGAGCTATTGGAACTGCCAACTTATGTAAACTTCTTGAAAGAAGAGGATTATCAGCAAATAGTTCTACTATCTCAGCTATGTTATATAATATGGTTAAAAGTGGAGAACTTATAATTGGTGTACAAGTTGGCCCTAAAGGTGGAAAAACTTATAGGATAAACACCGAGAAAGTACCCAGAAAATTTGAAAGAAAAATATTCACAATTAAATTTCCAACAATCCATGAACATAATCATTAATGTTGGTGTCAGTGGTTCAGGTAAATCTACTTGGAGCAAAAATTACATTAAAACCTTTCCAAGAACCGTAAGGATAAACAGAGATGACTTTAGACAATGCCTGAAAGGAACTTTAGATGGTTATTACCAATCAAAATTCCTCAATCCTACGGAAGACTTGATTAACAAAATGGAAGAATATACTTTTGTCCAGGCGTTACTTAAAGGTTTTGATGTAATTATTGACAATACCAATCTTAAACCCTCGTATATTACGAGATGGGTAGATTTTATCAACTATTGGAATGATGATGAAACTGCTGAAAATCAAATAAGTTTTAGTTTTAAACTATTCACTGAATCAAATGCACATTTTCTTAAACAAAGAGTTAATGTCAGAGATGCTCCAATAGGTTGGAACAAACTTGATTATATTGATAAACAAATAGCTTCTCTTCCTGGCATTATTAAGTATGTCATTGAGAAGTTTCCAAACCAAATCATAAATGAGTAATATATTTTTTACTTCAGATACACATTTTGGTCATGCTAATATTGCTGGTAAAAACTCTAGCAGATGGAAGAGTGGATACAGAAACTTTTCTTCAATAGAAGATATGAATCAAGAACTTGTCAAACAAATTAACAGAGTTGTAAAACACGATGATGTTTTATATCATCTTGGAGATTGGAGTTTTGGCGGAATAGAAAACATCTGGAGATTTAGAAAACAACTAAATTGTCAGAATATTCATCTCATTCTTGGTAATCACGATCATCACATAGAAGAAAATAAACCTCTTCCTAATTGTAAATACACAGTAGATGGACAAATAGTAGATGGAATTCCAGGATACGATCCTGAATTTGTTTTTGCTAAAGAACTATTTACTTCTGTATCTCATTACAAAGAAGTAAAAATTAATGGAGAAATAGTAGTTTTAAGTCACTATTCTCACAGAATATGGCATGGATCTCATAAAGGATGGTTACATTTATATGGTCACTCTCATGATTCTTTACCTGAATATGGTAAATCTATGGATTGTGGAGTAGATGCAGCTATAAGAATTCTTGGAGAAGCCAGACCTTTTTGTTGGAATGAAATTTTATTAATTCTTCAGAATGAAGATATTAAATTTCCAGATCACCATGATCAAAGTACAAATACCGGAAAGCCTCAAGGAGCTAGAGACCGGAGAAAATAATTTTCCTTGAAAAACCAGAGGATCTGTCGCAAGTATTGTATATATTTGCGACAGGATTTCCTCATAAAGTATTGATAATGAGAAAAATGAATCAACTTGAGAAGCTAGAGCATATACTGGCTGTTTTTACAAAAAAGATCTTACCAGGATTGCTATTTGCTTCTAATCCAAAGCTCTTCTTACAATGGCAAGGAAATTTTTGTAAGCAAGCTGCTATTTTAAACTCTTTTATTATTGAAGAGAGAATGCCAGATGATTATGTAAAAGTCCAAGCATGGGAAGGACACTTTGATAGTGATCTTGAAGGGAGTTACAACCATTGCTGGAACTATATTATACATAAAGATGACCCAAAAAAGAATATTATTTGCGATTTTAGCTCCACTATACAAAATTATTTTGATTATTGTGAACATAACGATCCTACTAAACATATGCGTTTAACAGAGAGAGTTAATGTTCGTAAAATTGATTTGATTATGTCAGAACAGCTTGATCCAGAAAAAGAATTTTCAAGTGGGCCAGAGCTTTATACTGGTGCTGATGGAGATACCATCAAAAATGAAGTAATAACCCTATTAGAAATGGCTAATTTATGGAACGATGAAACCGATGTTTTACATACTGAATGAGAATAAAGAAGTTGTGTCAATAGGAGAAGATGCTATGGAATGGGCCAGACAATTTGAAGGAACTGAAAGAAGAGTAGATGACACATTAATTGTTGAAAAATACAATACCAGGATTTCTACTGTATTTTTGGGTCTGGATCACAGATTTGGCACTGATCAAGATCAATTACCTGTTGTCTTTGAAACTATGACATTCTCAAATAATCCTGATCTTAATGAGTATCAGGAAAGATATTGTACTTATGATGAAGCTGTAAAAGGACACAATAGAATTGTGGAATTCATCAAGAATGATATACCTTTAAAAGAAGCTCGAAAAACACTTACGTTTAACTTAACTGATAAATTAAACCAAAAATGAGAAGATTTGTATTAGGAGATATTCACGGAGAAGTTGGGTATCTTAAAGAAGTGCTTGAAAAAGTTAACTTTGATTATAAAAATGACCTTTTAATTCAAGTAGGAGATATTGTAGATAGAGGGCCAGAACCTTTCTTATGTATGGATGAATTACTGAAAATCAAGAATTTAGTTCTTATTTTAGGAAATCATGACCAGACTTTTATACAATATATAAAAGGTAAGAAAAACATTCTTGCACTTTATCCTGCTAATGGAGTTCAAGCAACAGAAAATAAATGGAATAATCTTACTGAAGATCAACAAGAGTATTACACTATTAAGATTTTTGATAAGATGAAACCTTATTATGTGACAGATGATAACATTTTGTTTGTACATGGTGGATTTGATCCTTCAGAGCCTATTGAAATGCAATCAGAATCTTATCTTGTTTGGGATAGGGATCTTGTTAATGCAGCTTATAAAGCTCTAATTGATAAGAATAAAACACCTTTAACAAACTATAAAAAAGTTTTTATTGGCCATACACCAACTTTGTATTACGGACTTTATAAACCTTTTCATGGTGGTGGAGTTATAAACGTAGATACTGGATCTGGAAAAGGTGGGCCTTTAAGTATTATGGATATTGATTCAGGTCAATTTTGGCAATCAGATTACCCACAACAATTAAAAGAATATGTCATCCTCCAGGAAAATAAAAGTGCAAGCGTTCAGGAAAGCGAAGAAATTGAAGAAGAAAGAACAGAAAAAATTGCGGCATAAATCGCAATCTGAAGCTAAAAGAGAACGCAGCCAAAACAGAAAAAATGTTAAAGCCAGTTTAGGCTTTGGCGAATTAATTAAAAATTTAAAACCAAGAGCAAATGTACTTGATTGGTGATACACATGGAATAAGACCTGTTTTTAATATTATTGACAGATTAAAACTTGAAGGACAGAAACTTATCCACGTAGGAGATTTCGGTCTTGGTTTTGTCAGTATTACTCAAGATCTCAAGAATCTGGAAGCTACTGATGAAATGTTGATGGATACTAATAATCATTTATATGTAATTAGAGGAAATCACGATAATCCTATTTTTTGGGATAAATCAAAAGGTTTAAATCTGCCAAAATTTCACAATCTTCACTTAGTTGATGATTATTCAGTTATTAAAATTGAAGATAAAAACATACTATTTATAGGTGGAGCAACTTCTATTGATAGAAGACCTAGAATGAGTGATGTACCTTACCCTTCTTGGTGGGCTGATGAAATTTTCAAATATGATGAACATAAATTTGGAAAAATCTTTAATAAAGATATTAAAATTGATGTTGTTGTAACACACACAGCACCAAGCTTTTGCCCTCCTATTGGAAGTAAAAATGATCTCGTAGATACTTATGTAGCTATTGAAAAGCAATACGGTGAAGATTTAAGATTTGAGTTGGAACATGAAAGAGGTTTAGTAGATGTTGTTTATGATGATCTTACTATGCTATACAATCAAAGACCAACTCATTGGTTTTATGGACATTTCCATAATTCTAAAGTTCTGAAAAAAGATGGAACAGAATTTCGACTTTTGAATGTTAACGAAGTTTATGAACTTAAATGAAAGATTAACTAAGTTAATGAAAAGTTAGCACTGGGCGTTAATTGGTGAAAATCAAATGCCGCTAATAAATAATTAACTTAGTTAAACTTTATTTCTTGTTGTCACCGATTTAATTTGGAATTTACAAATAACAACTTTAAATTCGCAGTCCTTTTTTCACAATATAAATTTATGACAACTAATGACCAAAGAAAAAGAAATTTTAAGTTCTTTGATAGTATTTTCAAAGTATGCTAAGTATAGGCCGGATCTAAAAAGAAGAGAGACCTGGGATGAAATTGTAGATAGATATTTGGCTATGATGAGTAGGAAATATCCATCATTAAGGCACAAAATAAAGCTTAATGGTGCTTTTATCCGACAAAAGAAAGTGCTTCCAAGTATGAGAGCTTTGCAGTTTGCTGGGCCAGCTATGGAAGTAAACAACGCCAGAGGCTATAACTGTTGCTATTTGCCTGTTGACAGTATTCACGCTTTTTCAGAGACTATGTTCCTCCTTTTAGGTGGCACAGGAGTAGGCTACTCTGTACAAAAGCATCATGTGGCTCAATTAGGGCCAATTTACAAGCCTACAAAGACTAGAAGGTATTTGATTCAAGATTCTATTATAGGCTGGGCTGACGCTGTTAAAGTGCTTATGAAAGCCTATCTGGAAGGATCTACTTTACCAGACTTTGATTTTTCTGATATTAGACCAAAAGGTGCAAGATTGGTGACAGCAGGTGGTAAAGCTCCTGGGCCTGAGCCACTTAAGCTTTGTTTGCTAAAAATCAGATTAGTTCTGGAAAGAAAGAATAATGGGGAATTGTTGACACCCCTTGAATGTCATGATATTATGTGCCATATTGCTAATGCTGTTTTGGCAGGTGGAATCAGAAGAGCTGCCATGATTGCACTTTTCAGCCATGATGACACAGAAATGCTTGAATGCAAGTATGGTAAATGGTGGGAGCTTAATGAACAAAGAGGAAGAGCTAATAACTCTGCTGTTCTCAAAAGAGATGAGATCTCTGAAGAAGAATTCTTTAAATTATGGAGAAAAATAGAGCTTTCTGGTTCTGGTGAACCAGGAATCTATTGGACTAATGATATTGAATGGGGTACAAATCCATGCTGTGAAGCTGCTCTTAGAGCTTTTCAATTTTGTAATAAAACTGAAATTAATGCAGATGATATTGATACTCAAGAAGAACTGAATAAAAGAGCTGAAATAGCTGCTTTCTTTGGTACACTTCAAGCTGGTTTTACAGATTTTCACTATCTCAGGCCTATTTGGAAAAGAACTACTGAAAAAGATGCGCTTCTTGGGATTGGTATGACAGGAGTAGCTTCTGGAAAAGTATTAAAACTTGACTTAAGACAAGCTGCTGAAATTGTCAAAAAATCCAATCAAGAAACTTCTGAAGCTATTGATATTAACCCAGCCTCCAGAACTACATGGGAAGCTCCATCTGGAACAACTTCCCTGGTACTTGGAACTATTGCTTCTGGTATTCATGCTTGGCATGATAAATGGATTCTTAGAACTGTGAGATTTAACATGAATGAGGATGTTGCATCCTATATGATTGTAAATCATCCAGAACTGACAGAAGTAGATCAACTCAGAAGTGATGTACTTTGCGTAAGAATTCCACTTAAAGCTCCAGAAGGTGCTATTTTCAGAACTGAATCTGCATTAGATCTTCTTGAAAGAGTTAAAAAATTCTCTAAAGAATGGATCAGATCAGGCCATAGAGAAGGTGTTAATACACATAATGTTAGCGCAACTATCTCTATTAAACCTGAAGAATGGAAAATAGTAGGAGAATGGATGTGGGTAAACAAAGAACATTATAATGGACTTTCTGTACTTCCTTTTGATGGGGGTTCTTATATACAAACTCCTTTTGAAAGCTGCTCTGAAGAAGAGTATTTAAAAAGAATGAAAACTCTGGTAGACGTAGATCTTACCAAAGTTCAGGAAGTTGACGATCATACATCTTTTACACAAGATGCTGCCTGTGCAGGTGGGAAATGTGAAATATAATTCCTATCTTTACAGCATATTTTTAATATAAACCAATTAACATGGGTAGAGACCAAAAGAAAACAAATAACATTTTAGTAATTGGAGATTTACATGAACCTTTTTGCCTTGACTCTTACCTGGCATTTAATGTAAATCTCTATAATAAATATAACTGTAATGAAGTTATTTTTATTGGAGACATTATTGACGCTCACGCATGGAATTATCATGAATCAGATCCAGATGGATTATCTGTTGGTGATGAATTAAGTCTTTCAGTTAGAAGACTTCAGAGATGGTATAGAGCTTTTCCAAAAGCAACTGTTATGTTTGGTAATCATGACCTATTGATTGCCAGAAAAGCCAAAACAGCAGGTCTTTCTGCAAGATTTCTTAAAGACTTTAAAGATGTCATTGAAGCTCCAAGAGCTTGGGAATTTAAACATGAGTACGTAAAGAATAATGTTCTTTATACTCATGGTTCTACTGGAGATGCTATTAAAAGAGCAAGAGAAAGTAGAATTTCAACTGTACAAGGACATTTACACAGTGTTTCATTTGTTCAATATTCTGTATCTATCAAAGACAAAATCTTTGGTATGAATGTAGGATGTGGAATTGATAAAGATGCTTATGTGTTTGAGTATGGTAAAAGTTTAACTAAAAAGCCTATTATTGGTTCAGGACTTGTTCTTGACAATGGTAGACTACCTATTGTTGAATTAGCAAACTTATAACTATGAGTACAAAGACAATTAGACTTTTTGCTACATTAATGATAGAAATTGAAACAGATCTTAATGTAGACGAAGCTGTACAAGAATTTGAACAGAATACTTGGTATAGCTTCAAAGATACTGAGAATGTAAAAGTTCTTAGTTCAGAATTAAAAGAAACTAGCAAAGTTTCTTACACCGAAGTTAATAAAACAGGAACACATATCCTTTTAAAACCATTAAAAAATGAATCAAACAAACCAATCGAATTGCCGGGTATCCACAGGTATTGAGCTAATTACTCAAGAAAGAAAAGAGCAATTAACTAAACATGGTAGAACAGTAGAACTGGACGTTGAACAAAATAACGAAGGTCAACTTACTGATGCTGCCTCAGTTCTTACAATGAATGTACCTGAAGGATTAATGGGTACATATCTTCAATCTCAAGGCGAAACTCCTCCTGTTGGGTGGGATTCTGACGCCTGGAATAAAATGATTAGAAAGCCTTACAAGGAGAGGCTTGTCATTGCAGGAGCTTTAATTGCTGCTGAAATTGACAGAATTTCATAATATGGATATGAGTATTTATACTTTTAATCATAAATTTCTTTCAAGTTCCATATTAATTTCTGCTATTTCGTTTGAAGAAGCTTCTCAAGAATTAAAAGAAACTGTAATAAATGCTGAAGACTGGGAAATTGAAGATGAAAACGGAGATTTTCAGTTTGAAGTAGAAAATTAAAAACTAATGAGTGATTTAAAACCAATTACAACAGGAATCAAATACGATTCAGGAAAACCAAGATATGATCTTGTAAATCCTGATGCACACAAAAGAATGGTAGAAATACTTACTTTTGGCGCACAAAAATATGAAGACAGAAATTGGGAAAAAGGAATGCCCTGGAGTAAATTGATAGCGTCTTTAAAGAGACACTTAGCTGCGATTGAATCAGGAGAAGATTTTGATTCTGAATCTGGTAAACTTCATATTGATCATTTAGCTTGTAATGCTCACTTTCTTAGTGCTTATTACAAGATACATCCCTGGGGAGATGATAGACCTCATAAATATTTAAATCCTCCAAAAATAGGACTTGATATAGATGAAGTATTGTGTGATTGGTTAGGAACATGGTGTAAAACCCATAATCTTCCTATACCTACATCTTGGGGTTTTCACAGACAAATTGTGGAAGAATTTGATAAACTAGAGAAAAGTGGCAATTTAAATGAATATTATTTAAATCTTCCAGCACTTTTAAAACCAGAAGATATTCCTTTTGAGCCACATTGTTACATAACCTCTAGAAGAATACCTAATGAAATAACTACCAAGTGGCTGGATCTTAATGGATTTCCCGTTAGACCAGTTTATACAGTTCCTCCTAATACCTCTAAAGTAGAGGTAGCAAAACAAGCAGGAATAGACATCTATGTAGATGATAGATATGAAAACTTTGTAGAGTTAAATAAAGCTGGTATTCTTACTTATCTCTATGATGCTCCACACAACAGGAGATATGATGTTGGTTTTAAGAGAATTAAATCTCTTAAAGAATTAGTTTAAAAAATGCCCGAAATTATTTGTTTAATTCCGGGCATTTTCATATCTTTACATGAATCAAAAACAAACTAATGGATAATGCAGAAAAAGTAAAAGCCATCAAATTGATGGTAGACAAAACAGACAAAGATTATGGTAAAGGAACTATTATGACTCTTAATGAAAAACCTAATTTTGATCCTGCTAATGTAATATCTACGGGTTCTTTAGGGCTAGATTTGGCTTTAGGAATTGGTGGATTACCAAGAGGCAGAGTTGTTGAAATTTATGGCCCTGAGTCTTCTGGTAAGACAACTATTGCTACTCACGTTATGGCAGAAGCACAAAAGAAAGGTGGCTATGTAGGATTTATTGATGCTGAACACGCATTTGATAAAGAATATGCAGCTAAAATTGGAGTAGACGTTGATAGTCTTCTAATTTCACAACCTGATTATGGTGAACAAGCTCTGGAAATAGCTGATAGAATGGTTTGCACAGGTTCTTTTGACGTAGTTGTAATTGACTCAGTAGCAGCTCTCGTACCTAAAGGTGAACTAGATGGGGAAATGGGAGACAGCAAAATGGGTCTTCATGCCAGGTTGATGTCTCAAGCTCTCAGAAAGCTTACAGCATCAGTAGCTAGAACTAACACAACTCTTATATTTATTAATCAGTTAAGAGAGAAAATTGGTGTTATGTTTGGTTCTCCAGAAGTAACCACTGGTGGTAATGCGCTGAAATTTTATGCGTCTGTAAGACTGGATGTAAGAAGAAGCATATCTAATGCAAACATGATTAAAGACAGTCATGATGAAGCTATTGGACATCCAATAACTGTAAAGGTTATTAAAAATAAAGTAGCTCCACCGTTTAAAAAAGCTGAATTTAACATCATTTTTGGTATTGGTATTGATAAAGTAACTGAAATCTTAGATGCTGGTGTTGAATTAGGAATCATTAATAAATCAGGTTCATGGTTTAGTTATGAAAATAACAAACTTGGACAGGGTAAAGATGCTGTAACTCAGCTTTTTAGAGATAATGAAGAACTTCAAGCTGAGATTCTTGCAAAAGTAATGATCGAAATTCAAAAAAAATCTAAACAATAAATATGAAAAAACAAGTGAAAAACAGTTCTCGTAAAAATGACTACACTTATATAGAAAAAAATATCTATAAAGTTGATAATAGATACAGAGTAAGAGTGGGTAAAGATAGTCTTAATGCTATTACACTTAAACAAGCCAGAGCAGCTAAGAAGATCCTAAAAGGTAATCTACAAGCAAGTAAAATATGGTAACAAAGAAGAAAATATGTGCAGGTTGCAATGACCTAACTTACATTTATAAAAATATAAAAGGTAAGAAGTACTGCAAATCTTGTACATATAAACTTCAACCACCAAAACAAATAACAAAGATGAGCAAAAAGCAAGTCTTTAAAATAACACTAAAAAAAGAACTACTAGAGGAAGACAAGAAGTTCTATCTGGATGTATGGAGAGACAGATTTTTTTATCCTAATCCTTATGTACCAAATACTTATAAAAAAGTAAGAACTTGTCAATGTGAAAATCCAGAATGTAAGGTAAGTCTACCTGATGAACCTAACTTAATGTATTTTCATCATATTCTTGAAAAAAGAAATTATCCAGAACTTAGACACTTAAAGGAAAATATTGCTATATTATGTCCAGATTGTCATAACAAATATGAGACATTTCCTGATAAAGTGCCTTTTTTAGTGAAGAAAAGAGAAGAACTATTTATTAAACTTTTAAACCAATAATATGGCAAGCGAAGAACAAAAAATGAAAAATATGGTTGAGAATCTTATTGGATCTCTTGGCCAAAAAGGGATTAAAGTAGAGAGTGCTGCTATTTTAAAGTTAAATGGTAAAACAGATCAAGAAATTGATACTGCTGTAAATCAAATTATGAAAAAACTTAATCCTGCTCAAGCACAAGCTAAAGCTCAAAAACAAGTTGTTACTGAAAAAACCCCAGAGGGTGATATTAATCCTGATTGTTTTTGTCCTAATTGCTTCAGATTTGATAATTTTGAAGAAAGACTTCAAAGATTCAATGGCCAATTTGACTATGTAACTGTATCCCTTTTAGGTAAGCAGTACAATATCAAATATCACAGAAGTCCTGAAGGAAAAGAGCATCTAATGATCCAGGAAAAACAATTTGAAGTTGATCCTAAATGGGATGCTGAACAAATTCAAAACTTGTTAAATCAAGCTGTACAAAACAAAGATTTCGCAGTAGCTCAGGAATTGCTTAATCAATTAAACTCATTAAATAAAAATCAATAATTCATGGCAAAACAATTCTTCTTCTTTAAAAGAGAAGCAACAGTAAAAAAGTTAGACGAACAAGGATCGCCTATCCCTCTGACTCAGAAGGTAAAAAAAGAAATAGATGGAGTAGAAACAGAAGTAGATGAAGTAATTCCAGGTAAGTTTGAAACAGAAGTAAAAATTTACGAAGATAACTTTAACTTATCAAAAGTTATTAGAAGTCACACTGTTAGCGAAGGACAATTAATTGTTCTGTTAGATGATGGACATGAGGAAACTCAAAAAACACCTGTTCTTAAGAATCCTGCTAAAAAAGGGCCAATTACTAAGAATGACATTATTGAAGAAAAAAGTAGAGTATGGGTTCAATCTGAAATCATGCTTACAGGAGATGATGTACCTGCTTATTATGCAGCTCTTAAAGAAATCGAAGTATAAGATCTTTTCTTTTGTTTGTATTGTAGCTAATAACCCCAACTTGAATAATATCAGGTTGGGGTTATTTTTTTTTGTTAGATATAGCAGGTAAATCGCCTATGCTTTAGCTCAGTCATTGAAACAAGTCCAAAACGAGATCAGGTCTGACGCATTTACAGATTTTGAAAAGTCTATTTTCAAACCAAGTTTATAGTGTGATTTTCTGATAGCTTTAATAATAAACGGTTTTAAAGCTGATATAGAAGGAGTTACTTGAAACGCCAAAGAATCACTTCTTTTTCTGATGTTTAATTTACACTCCTCATCTATTGATTTGATTACTGCTTCTACATGGTTAATATAAGCAGCATCATTATCCAACATTAATTTTGGTATATTTATTTTTTCGACTATCATTGGTTTGTTTTTAATTAATCTGGAGTACTAGTAATAGTTGCACTTATGTGAGTCTGACTACCATCCCATATAAAAGAATATACAGAATTGATTTCAGATGCAGAATAAACAACTACACCACCAACATTAATTACGTTAGAAGGATTTATACCATCGTTTTGAACTGTAATTTCAATAGTATCACCAAAATTAGGTTTAAATACACCATCTGATGTTATAGTAGAACTTACTTTAGGATAACCATTAACTGTAATAGTTAATTCTCCTGTGCTATCTTCTGCATTAAAATCCCAAGTAATATTGTTACAACATACTGATTTCCAATTAATTTCTACATATCTAATACCTTGTTCCATTTTAGGAAACAAAAATCTTTTAATAAGAGATCCAGGTATAGGTTTACCAAGACCATCTATTTGAATAAAAAATCTTGGGCCACAGGTACAATCAATAGTTGTTGGAGAACAACAAGGATCGAGAATCTCTTTCCAGAATTTACCTGGAGAAGATTTTCTTTTCATATTTGAACCAGGGATAGGTTGTTTTGTGTTTTGATCTATCCTATAAAAATGTCTAAGTTTCATTTTTTATCATTTAATTTTTAAATTATTAAGGTGCAATAGCATTACAGATGCCATAAGTTATTCTTCTACATACATAATTACCAGGGCCACCAGATGTATCTAAAGCGTATCCAGCATCACAAGTAGCAATATCGTAAGTAGTACCTCTTAGACTATGTGAAGCAAAAGGAATGTTAAGATCAAGATCACTAGCAGCAGCAGCTATTTCAGCAGCAGTATTATCATAAACTACCATACCAACAGCATCATTTACAGTTCCATCTCCAGTAGCCACTACGTTAATAAGATTTGCACCTGGTACAACAGTTATAGGAATAATATGCCAAACTCTGAATTGATAATCACCACCAAGACCAAATGTAGCAATTACAGTACCATTTACAATAAGTTGAAACTGATTATCAGCCCCTACACCCACATAAATAGTTTTTGTAGCACCTACATTAGTGTAACTATAAGCTAAAGTAGCTTCTACACCTACTCCAAGAGTATCTTTTGTACCATTACAATCACTATCTACCCAGACACCTTCTCTATTAAGAGGGCCAAGAGTACTTGAAGCACCTGGATTAGCCCACTGGCTAACAGAAGTAAGTTGTTGAAAAATACCTGGGTTAGTACCTCCACCAAGAGGGACTATTGTAAAAGGATCAATTGCTAAGGTAGCATCTACGAAAGCATTAGTATAAATTCTTGAGCAATAGTTACCATAAGCTGAATTTTGAGATGTAGCCAAACAATAACCTGGATTTGTAATAGTTGGTGCTTCTTCTTCAATAAGCTCACACTGATCTCCACCAGGAGAAACTACATATCCAACACCAGTATTAGTACAGTCACAAGGAGTTTCCCAAAAATATTGAGCAGATTCTCCACCTTCATCACATTTTCTTATAATGAAACCTTCATAAAGAGTACCTGCTGGATCAAGAGTATTAATGTTAATTGGTTGAGACATGAACGGCCCTGCACTTGTATAAGCTCCAGGATCTCCAAGAATTTTATAATTAACCTGCCATCCTAAAGCTGGAACAGTTGCAGGTATAATATTATTTAAAGTTAAAGTATTAGCCATTATATTATTTTTATTTTATTATTAACTTTCTATTACAGTAGCGTCTAGGTCAGTAACAGATGCACAAACTCCAATTGCAGTTGTAAAATCATCAGAAACACAGGAAGCATTAAGTTGATTTACATCATTACTTTGAATTTGAGATCCGTTTACAATTGCATAAAGTATAGTTTCTACATAGTATTGTGTACCTGCAACTAAACCTGTCACATTCCATGTAATACTATTGCCTACTCTTGCAATTGTTATTGGGCCAAGAACTATACTATCATCAGAGGTAAGATGAAGGATAAATGTCGCACTAGTAATATCTGTATTTAATACATTTAAAGCAATAGTAGCTGAATCTTCATCTACATTACTAATTACAGGTTCTAAACAAGCAAATTTTAAGCCTTCTTGAAGACCATTATCATTTAAAGTTGGGCCACCTTCTTCGCAAAGAGCTTCTACTTTAAATTCCCAAACTATATTATTTGCAAGTACGGGAGATTGTGAAACTGAAGCTGTTTTTGGAAGATCATTAGCAGGTGTATAACCAGTAGTTACAAAAGCCCCACCAGCAGTCTTACCTCTATGTGAAACTCTTTGTCCAATAGCATTAGGGTTAATAATAACCGCAGTATTGAACCAGTTTAGAGTAAATTGTGCCATTTTAATTAAAAATTTAAGTTATTGACTTTAGTGAAAGCTAATTATAATACAGAATCTAAAAGTGTTATTATTTTATCAGCTATAATACCATTGGTAACATCATTATAGTGAAAGGCTGTACTATCATAAAAACTTTCTGATGTTAATACTTTAACTTTCATATCTGAAGCATAGTTTGTATTTAAATATGTTTCATAAAAAGCAGAGTTTACACCAGTTGGATCTATAACAGCCCATGTTTCAGGATAAACAAAAATTGGTATCATTCCCATACCTTTTATAGTGCTTACCATTTTCGCAAAATTAGCAGACCATACAGCATAGCTACCACTTGCCGGATTTGCATTACCTTGACAAGATTCAAGATAATGACATATTACAACATATTCTGGTTTTAATATTCTTAACTCCCATAACTGAGCAGCGAGAATACCAACAAGTGTGGTAGCTGAAGTACCTATACATCCTATTCTATAAGGAATTTTACTTTCTAATTTACCAACAATACTGTCAGGATACATTATACGCTGACCACAAGACATACTATCACCAATCATCATTATTTTTGGCTTATAATCTTCAGCTAATATTTCATAATCTAAAATAGAATATGTACCATCAGCTAAAACAATAGCTGGCCATTGATGATATGAGTTACTATTTGTTATAGTAGTTTTTACCCTTAATGCAGTACTTATTTCACCACCAGTATTGTTAGCTTTATAAGCTGTAAACATACCACCTTTTAGATAATCAAATCTATATTCTATATCAATTATTTCACCAACTGCTGCTGCAACACTCCAACCATTAGTTAAAGTCTGAACACCCATATTTGATTCAGTTACAACACCTGTTAATAGATTTATATGACCTGAATACATGGTATTAGCAAAGTTACCAAATCCTGTTGGAAATAAACCTCTAATACCAACAAGAGGTGCTGTTGCGCCAATAGCGTCAACTCTTACTTTTAAACGTATAATACCTCTATTTAAAGTTATTTGTTTATCAAAACGAATATAAGAAGCGTTTGTAGTACCTGCAACAATAACCTGATCATATCCACCAACTACTGCAATAGTAGCTGCTGCCATTGCATCATTTTTAACCATGTTATCAAAATCATTAGTTAAATTACCTGCTGGCATTTTATATACAGATACTAATTCTTTATTATTAATAGCTGTTACTTTTGGCCCATTAAATGTAAATACATCACCAACTTCAGTTAAAACATATTTGCTTGTAGGATCAGCAGAAGGATCAACATTAGGTATGAATATTCCATCAGGTTCTAAAGTAATAGCATTGCCTGGTTCAGCACTAATATTAAGATCTGCAACTAATGGATCTACAAGAGTGCCTTCTCCACTTAAATTAATAGATTGTGAATTTTCAACCTCTAAAGTAAATGATCCACCAGGATCAGGTGGAACTTCATTACAACAAGGATCATAAGTAGGAACTTGAAGATTAGCTAATTCCTCTTTAAAAAGTTGTTTTAAAGTTATTTTACCTTTAGCACCAGAGCTTCCCGGAGTAACTGGTTTTATTAATTGCAAGTCAATTGCTCTATTTTTTGTTTTTGACATTTTTCTTTATTATTAAAAATTAACGTAAGGTGTGTTAGGAATTCTTTGTGGTTTTTGATATAAAGCTAAAAGTTGTGATACTTTTAAACCAAAACTTTTTTCAAAGTGAGGATCATCTTTAATAGAACTAAAATCTCCACCCCAAACCCAGCCATATTTTTTAAACACTTTAACAACTTCCATCCAATCTTTTACACCATCTTTATCAAAATCTTCTTTGGTATCCCATGAAAGTGTTTCAAAAGTACCATTGTTATCTTTATCTTTAAGTATAGCAAAATCAATAGCAAGACCATAATTGTGATAAGACTTACCACCAACAGCCTTAGTTACGATTTTTCCAGGTTTAGTTCTACCTTGAGCATAAAGAGCATTTTGCTCATCTATGGTTCTTAAGCCTTGAACTACTCTGATAGCCATATTTGCAGGAAAACCTGCTTCAGCTTCTTCAATACATCTTTTAACATCTTCTCTTACTTTAGGGTGAAGATTAGCAACCCTATTTATTGATATGTAATCTCTCATAATTTATTATTTTGTTGCAAAGATACCACCAATTGCAAGTCCAAGAACGATAGCTGCTTTTTTCCAAAAACTTTTCTTTGCTTTTTCTTTGTTGTATTTATTTTCTATAAGTACAAGCTTATCAGTAGCTTTATTATAGCTTTCAACAGTATTAGCAAGTAGTGTTTTATTTTCGTTGATGATTACATCTTTTTTCTTAATAATGCTATCTTGTAATACAGATTTTTCTTCCATAGTGATTACAAGAGCTTTATTATCTTTTTTGAGTGAGTCTACCTGATCAGCCAGAACAGGAGCTACAACAGATAAGCTGTCGCAGGTTTGTACATAGGCTTGTAGTTCTTCCTGATTTCCAGTACTAAGAGTTTTAATTTTAGCAGATAATCTTCTGGCTTCTGTTTGAGATATTTGAAGTTGTGCTTCAGTTTGAGAAATTCTACTTTTTTCAATTGCAATTGCAGAGTCTTTTTTAGAAATTTGAGTCTTATACTCAGCAATTTGCTGATTATAGATAATTTCTTTTTCAAGCATAGCTTGATATTGAAGATTGATCTTTTGGTTTTCTTTTACAATAGCTTGACTGGCCTGATATTGTTTTACATTAAATAAAAGCAATCCAGCGATTACTAAAATAAATGCGATTGATTTCCAATTATTTTTAAGGTATGTTGTTATGTTTTTCATTTTATTTTATTGGTTTATAAAAATAACAAATCCTACCCCCAATTATCTTCGGAGATAGGAACAAGTTTGGAGGCGTATGAAGCTTCATTGGCTTCACTCCCTCTATTGAGGTTAATAAGAGTTTTCATCTCTTTAATATTTTACAAATATATTAAGTGCTAATAGCACTATGGCAAAAAATATGGACTTTTTTACAGCACCATATTTTCCAAAAATTTTACTGAATAATCTATCAAATAACGCTGTACTACCTAAAAATTTATAATTAATAGAAGCCCATTTATTAAAAGCTATATCAAATATTGCAAGTCTAATAAGCAGCGTATAGAAAATTATCCAATATAATTCAGGACGTAGATATACAATCGGCACAATGACAAGAGCATTTAAAGCTACACCATCTCGATGCCATCTTTGTATTCTTTTTGTGTCTAAACTGTTTTGTGATCTGTTGTGATCTTTTAATAGATAAGAGCTTGCGTCTTTTCCTGCA